TGGACCTGTCGGAGTTGAGCCTGACCCGGCGCGAGATGGGTCAAATATTCTTCCCAAAGGAAGCGCGCGTCGGTGGTGAATAGCGGGCTATCGCTGTCGTATATCGCGGTGTCGAACGACGCGCGGACGCCGGCTAAGAGTCCGCTGTAGTCGTGCTCATGCCGGGACCGTACCTCAGGCGCTAGCGCCTCGACGGCGCTGGCAGCGGGACCAACCTGGGCGGAGGCAGTGGTTGGCTTGTTCTTCGGCTTCCTTCGATTTGGGTGATTTATCATAACAAGGGTCTCCTGCCCCTAAGATCCGCTGAGGCGCACGGTTACTCCAGAAATATCGTCTCAGTTCAACTTGCCGTCGGTCGGTTTGCCGCGGCCAACCTTGCTGAGCGCATCTTCCTTGATCTTGTCGACTGCGCTGCTCGTGACGCTGGCGCCAGGCTGGCGCAGGTGGCGCGGCCTGAGGTCCTCCTGATCATCCGGAGGGTCGGGGATGTCGTCGCCTTCATCGGCCGGTGCCTTGCGGTCGTCCAATAGATCCTCGCGCGCAAATTTCTCGTAGCCGCACATCACGTCGAAATGAAATAAATATTCGTTGCGCTTCACCGGGTCCATCTTGCGCAGCTTCATCACCCAGGCGAACGCGCCCTTATGCAGGTTCTTCCCGCTCACGGCGTCGGCGATCAACTCGCTTTTGCGCGTGCGCGCATTGTCCATCGCCGTGTTCGCATTGGCGACCTTACCTACGAGCGTGTCGTATTCGCCCTTGTTGATTGCGACCGAAGACGTCTGATCGTCAGCCTTCGGCTTATCGGCAGTTTCGGTTTTCTTCGGCATTGCTCACGTGCTCCATCTTGGTTCGAGGCGACCAGCCTGGGTAAGGGGATTGCAATTGGCTGGTCGCCTCGTTCCTTGCTCGCGCTAATGGTGGACCCGAAGGCGCGAACAAACTGATGAATGGGTGCGGGAGAGGTCCACTTCTGCCGCCGATGGGCCGATGGAATCAGGCCCCCGTCGCCTAATGGACGCTATCGCGGTGAAAATCAACTGGGGAGTTTTAGCGGTAAAAACTCTGAGGATACTGCAGAGCAGAGTCAGTAAGGGGGCGCTCTTAGGCGCCCCTTCCTCTGAGCCAATGCTCATCCCAACGGAGCCGCGCGCGAGCCGCTCGTACCCAATTCTACGGAACCGTGTCAATGGGTACGAAAACTCGGTACGGGCCGGGTACGGGGCGGATACGCGGGTACGCGGAACTGGCTATGACATTGATTCCAAAGAAGAACAATTTTTCGTACCCGCCACCACTTCAGACCAAGAAAAATATTCTCAGTTTTCCCCGTTATCCCCTGCCGGCTCAAAAATAAAGCTGGCGTATCCTCAACTGTGAGTATACATCAGCGCCAGGCGACTCGCTTCCGAGCCTCGCCACATCAGGAGCATCAGACCATGAAGTCAGGCCTCACCCTCGTCCAACTCGCCCAGGAAATCGAACGCCGCGCCAACGCGAAGAAGGACATCGTCGCCAACACCAGTAAGACCACGTTCGCCGCGACCGGCGACGAGAAGAACGCGAATTTCCGGCTGCAAGCCGGCGGCCTCGACTTCGGCGTCAACGACATCGCCCACTCCCAGGTGGCGACCCACACCGAGATCCCGAAGGCTTACTACGACAAGATGCGCTCAGCGGCGCCGGCGCTACTGTCCGACAACGTCAACTGCTGGTTCCAGAAATATCCGTCTCCCCGCATGATCCGAACCCTCGACGGCAATGCGCGGGCCTTCCTATCCGACAAGTACCGGCCGCTGGAGAACGAGGACCTCGCCGAGGCCGTCATCCCGCCGCTCATGGAGCTCGGCCTCGACGTCATGTCCTCGCAGATCACCGACCGCAAGCTGTACATCAAGTGCGTCCACCCGAAAGTGACCCGCGAGCTCAAGGCGCTCGGTGGCAAGTTCGGTGACGGGCAGCACAACATCGTCCGCTGTCTCGCGCCGGCGATCACGATCAGCAACAGCGAGGTGGGCGAAGGCGCCTTGTCAATCCTCGGCGGCGTCTACGACCGCTTCTGCAGCAACCTCGCCTCGTTCGGCGAGCGGTCGACGCGCAAGTACCATGTCGGCGGGAAGCACGAGCTCGGCGGAGAGGACGCCTACGCGATGCTGTCGGACCAGACCCGGCGCATCACCGACGCGGCGCTGTGGGCCCAGGTCGGCGACATCGTGCGCGGAGCGTTCAACGAGGCAAACTTCGCCGCGCTGTGCGACAAGATCGCTGAGACTGCTACTCACAAGATCGAGGGCGACGTCGTCAAGGTAGTCGAACTCGCCAGCAAGCGCTTCCGGCTGAACGAGGCCGAAGGTAGTTCGGTTCTGAGGCAGTTGATCGAGGGCGCCGACCTGTCTCGCTTCGGGCTCTACAACGCGATCACGCGCGCGTCGCAGGACATCACGGATTACGATCGAGCGACGGAGCTCGAGCGCATGGGCGCGCAGGTCATCGAACTGCCGGCCGGCGAGTGGAAGCAGCTGGCTGCTGCTGCCTAGCGCCATGGTCGAGAAGATAGGACAGAAAGAGCTGCGCCTTCGAGAGTTGGCGCAGCAGACTCGCAGGGCGAAGAACGTCCGCGCGAAGGCTGTGCCCGACCTAAGTGTTCTCTATGAACTCAGGGAGAAGGTCGCGAAGGTCTCGCCCAAGAAGCCAAAGAAGAAGCATGCCAAGAAGAAATGGACGCGGCGATGACGCCTGACGACAAGGACCTTCTGTTCCTGCTCGGCCGCATGGTTCTGCGAAACAGCGGCGTGCGCGTGACAGCGGTAGAGGAGCGCCAGATCAGGCAGTGCATCCGCCGCTCCGAGATGGAGGAAGACCGCGTCAGGGACGAGGTCAGGACCGAGATCGCGATACGGTTTTCGAAGCAGAAGAGGACGCTATGACGACGGAAGCAGATATCCTGTACCAAAATGGCGATCACTGGATTGCGAGGGAGGGAAAGTGTTTTCGCGTCTACCGCGATGGTACTACTCACGCGACGCTTACTGACAGCATCGGAGTATCCCTCCCCAATGCATTCGATCGGGCAAAGGCCTGCGCCGATCGTCGCGAGGAAACTCAATCACAGCAAAAATCCTTTCGACGGCCATGACGCATCGTTGGGCCGAACCAGTCTATATCGACCACACTACAACGCTGCGCGCTTGCAAGAAGTGCCCGATCACGAAGGTGTCGCGCCATGAGCCAGACAACGACCCGCCCCACTGGTTCGAGTGGGAGCGCGACGGCAACAGATTTCAATCGACCAAAACCCCAGCCTGTGAGGAAAGCACCATGGCCAAGAAACCCGAAGCACCCAAGAAATCGGACATTCGATTAATAGAACTCCGCGCCGAAAATTTTAAAAAACTGTCCGCCATCAGCATCTCGCCAACTGGCGGCCTGTTCGAGATCGCCGGCGCCAACGAACAGGGCAAGTCGAGCGTGCTCGACGCGTTCATGGCCGCGATCGGCGGCCCGACGTACTTCCCGCCTGAGCCCATCCGCCGCGGCGAGGAACAGAGCCTGCTGCAGGTCAACCTCGGCGACCTGGTGGTGGTGAGGCGGATTTGGCATCGGGACGGCGGCGGGGTGAACCAGGAGGTGATCATCCAGTGGGCCGACGGTCGCCGGCCAGCGAAGCCGCAGACCGTGCTGAACGAACTCCGCGGCTCGCCGATCGCGGATGATCCGGTGGCGTTCGCTCGGCTGAAGCCAAAGGATCGCCTCGACCTGCTGAAGAAGCTGGTCCCAGACGTCGATTTCGACGACCTCGCGAAGCAGCGCCAGGAGCTTTTTGACGCTCGCACCATCGTCGGCCGCGATCACGACAAGGCGAAGGCGGTGGTCGAGACGATGCCGGTGGAGAAGACCGGCGACGTCACCCCGCGGAACATAGCCGAGCTCGCCACCAAGCTGCAGGAGGCGAACGACGCCAACGCTATGCGTGAGCGCCAGTTCGCCGGGCGCGAGCTGGCGTCCGACACGATCGCCGACCTCCGCGACCAGGCCGACCGGCTTATCGCCCAGGCGGCTGCTAAGAACCTCGAGGCGAACGAGCTTGAGAAGAAGCTGAGGGCCGCCCAGCCGCTGCCGGACATCGTCGACGTGCGGCCACTGCAGGCCATGATCGCCAGCGCCGAGGAGTGGAACGAGAAGGCGCGCAAGGCCAAGGAGCGCGCTGAGAAGATCAAGGAGCGAGATGCTCTATCCGTCGCCTATGATGACCTGAGCGCCGAGATTGACGCGCTGGACGAGCAGAAGAAAACGGCTATCGCCGGCGCGAAGCTGCCGGTCCCGGGCCTCGGGTTCGGCGAGAACGACATCACGCTGGACGGCCTGCCGTTCGAGCAGGCCTCGTCCGCGCGCCGGATCCGCGTCGCGACCGCGCTGCTGATGGCGCTCAAGCCGGACATCAAGGTGCTGCTGGTGCGCGAGGGATCGCTTCTCGACGAGGGGATGCGCGAGGCACTGCACGAGGAGGCGGTTAAAAATGACTTTATTGTGCTCTTTGAGACTGTCGGAAAGGATCTAGGTGGTACGGAAGGTGTCATAATTAGTGACGGAGAAATCTTGTGAGTATGTCCTCTATGTCGTGCCCTACCTGTGGGATAGCGTTTACTTTCAAAACATATCTACGACGGCCACGTAAGTTCTGTAGTCACAGATGCTCACTTGTGAGACGAGCTACTTTTCTTCCAGACGAAGATAGGTTTTGGAGTCGAGTTACTAAGGGTTCAGACACGGAATGCTGGATTTGGTCAGCAGGATGCGAAGGACAAGGCTATGGATGCTTTCCCTGTAATGGTAGAAATTGGAAGGCCCATAGGTATGCGTGGGAATTAAAAAACGGGCCAATTCCAAGAGGAAAATGCGTACTCCATAGGTGTGACAATCCTCCGTGCGTAAATGAAAAACATTTGTTTCTTGGTACCAAGAAGATGAACACCCAAGACATGATTGCCAAAGGTCGCGGTGGTTGGAAAAATGGAACAGAGTGGCAAAGCACTCACGCAGGTAAATCGCCAAAAGGCGAACTCAACAGACATGCAAAACTTACTTACACTGATGTGGTTGCAATACGGCAATTAGCCGCGTTGCTTGGGCCGACAACTCGGATTGTCGCACTTCAGTACAAACTTCACCCAGACACAGTGCGAGCAATCGTGAAAAGAAAACTATGGAGCCATCTGCCATGACACAGAACTACGACAGCGACGACGTCCTGCTGCCGCCTTGGGCGGACAGGCTAGCGCACGGAGACTATAGGGTCGTCGGCGCCATGCTGCCGACCAGGGACGGCAGGAAGATGGGCAACGCGACCCTGCTTCTGTGGACGTTGAGCAAGTCAGGGGACGCCGCCGTCGCCACCATTCGGACCGACGCCGGCAACGAGGTTAGGATGACGGAGCGAGAGCTTGAGGATCAGTTCTGGCCGCCGACGTGGTTGCGCAAGAAAGACGGAGTGGAAGGCGCGCGCGACTTCATCCCGTACTCGGAGATCGCCAAGAATCTCGTCGATAATGGCGGCAACCAGGGGCAGGCGATCATGTCGATCGCCGAGAGCCTGAAGCGCATCGCTGACATGGGGCCAGCCTTAGGCGAAGTCGGATGGCACCTAAAACGCATCGCTGACGTCATCGACCCGGTGGACAAGTCCCGCGGCGATTTCTTCCAGCAGGCTAACGAATGGTTCCATACCTGGCTTGGCGTGTGGAGAGACCGGTGAACATCGTGTGCACAAGCAAAGATGTCGATTGTTCTGTGCTGGCGACTCAGGCTTATGCAGCGGCTTCACAGGAGGCCGCAATGCCCGATACTCCGAACGATATCGCTTTAGCGCTCGCCGACGCATTGCCGCGGAGCGCTCGGCGCCGCGACGAGATCATCGCTGTGGGTATCCTGGCGACGGCGCTCATTGCAGGTTCTGCGCCTGATGGTCGCGCCGAACTGGTCGAGGAGTTCTGCGCGATCCTGCGCGAGAGCGTGGCGGGGGAATTGAACTGATGAAGATCATACGGATGCATGGCTGCAGTTTAGCCGATGAGGAATTTACTCTGGATCCGGAGATCTGGGGCGACGAGATCAGCTGGAATATTACCAGAATCCAGCGCGACGCAATCTCAGGTATACTGGGGCCGCCAGAGATGATCTCAATCAGCCGCCTTCCACCGATGGGACCACAGCACGAGGCTAACATCGACAGAAAGAAGGTAAGCCAGATGCTGGCCGCGCACGCATCCTGCGCGGACGGCTATCTGTCTCCACTGAATATCCCAGTTCTCCAGATAATCTTTGAGCACCACGGCAAACTTCACCGCATTCCGGTTGACGGCAATCATCGCCTCTATGCGCTGATGCAACTTGGTCTGGTGACCTTCGACGCCTACCAAGTCTCGGCCCAGACTGAGCATCGCTACAGGATCACGATGGAACAGATCGATGCCTGATCTGACCGAGGAGCAGAGGATAGCCATGGCCCGCCAGATCGCGCTGGCCCTGCACAAGATGATGGCCGGCGTCCCCGAGAACGTCATGATGGAAGCATCGATTATGCTGCTGAAATCACTGTTCATCGCGGGTGTAAAGCCCGAGTACCGACTTAGCTTGTTCAACTCGGTCACCAAGAAGATGCGCGACGAGATCAAGACCTACGGCAAAGCAGAGGAGAAGCAGCAATGAAGCTCGTCACCAACCAGGAGATCGGCGACCTGATCAGGGAGCGGCGCACCGCCGCCAACATGACGCAGGAGCAGCTCGGCAAGAAGCTGAGACTCACGTTCCAGATGGTCGGAAAGTACGAGACGGGCAAGAGCACGATCACTGCTACGCGACTCGTCCAGGTCGCCTCGGCGCTCGGCGTGCGCGCCGTCGACCTGCTGCCGGCGAGGGTACGGTGAGGCGCCGGACCGCCCTCGACCTTGCCTGTCACCACCCGGCCCTGACATTGATCGCCGATGCCTTATCCCGGCGGGGAGATAATGAAGGCGTCGCCGAGGCGCGGGCACTCGCGATCACCGAACTGCTGATCGACGCCGGCCACATCAGGCGCGAGGATGCCCTACGAGAGGCGCGCAAGCATCCGGCCTCCAGGGTCCGGACTGTGAAGTCAATAGCGAATAATAGCTGGCGCTGACTCAACTATTGTTATAGGACGCCAAACTTAACCATTTGGAGGAAAGCCACATGACAAAGAAGCCACTCACCGGAACAATGCTCAGCCCCGCCGTAGCATCAGCCTATGCTTCGGCTGGTACGGCTGCCAAGACAGTCCAGGCGCCGATGATCAGGCAGGACCCGCAGAAACTGACCCTGCTGCCTGACGGGATCTACATCGGCCTATCGTCGGAGCGCTATCACGCTGACCCAGCGCTCGGATCGTCCAACATCCGCGATCTGCGGAAGGGCGCCAACCTCTACTGGCACAAGTCGCGGATGAACCCGAACCGGCCGAAGGACAAGAAGACGCCGTCCAAGATCCTCGGCACGGCGGTGCATCGCCTGCTGCTCGACGGGATGGACGCATACGAAGCCGACTTTGTGCGCGGCCCCTACGGGCCGGACGATGACCTGTCGCCCGGCGATAAGTCCTCGCTGACCAAAGCCGCAAAGGCAAAGCTGCTGCAGGGCCAGGAACTCCTATCGCAGGAGGACTTCGACTTCGTGCTCGGCTGCAAGGACGTCCTCGACCGCGATCCTGACCTGCAGGGCTGCCTCGACAATGGCCTGAGCGAGGTCTCGATCTTCTGGACCAGGAAGGACCTGGTCCGCTGCAAGGCCCGCCTGGACAAGTTGAAGATCCGCGGCATCGGCGATCTCAAGACGATCGCCAACGAGCGTGAGCGACCGCTCGACCAGGCCTGTTTGCTCGACATCGGGACCTATCGCTATGACATCCCGGTGGCGCACTACAGCGAAGGGCGCCGGCGAATGGCTGGATTCCTCGATCGAGGAAAAGTTTTCACTGAGGATGGTGAGGAACTGCTGGCTGCTGATTTTCCTCAGGGAAGGGAAGTTCTAGATTTCTTGTATAAGTGCGCGGCCGAGGACCACTTCGGCTTCCAGCTCGTCTTCATCCCTAAGCAGGGCGCCCCCGACGCATGGTCATGCACCATCACGCCGGTGATCGAGAACCCGATCTACGCCGAGGCCTGCGTCGACATCGAGGCGGCGATCGACGTCTACAAGGCCGCGCTGGCCAAGTACGGGACGAGCCGGTGGCTCCCTGGTCATTCCGTCGAGGAGGTCACGCCGGATATGCTGCCGTTCGGGTTCGGCAAGCGGCGTCCGGCAGGAGTGCGTTAAAAAAGGGATGGATGACCGGCGCAAATCAGTGTATACCGATAGTTGAGTAGGCTACACACAGCGGAGGAAAGACGCCATGTGGATAATGCTATCAGACTGTTTTCTATCGGTGGTTAGTAAGGACTGCGCCCGCGACGAAGTCATGATCCGGGCGAGGCGCAAGGGAGACATCGAGAAGATATTCCCTAACGCTAAGGTGAGTCGGTATACCAAGTCCGACTATCTGTACCGCGCCGCGGTCAAGCGTGAATACCTGAAAGCCGCCCTCTGCGGCGAAGTCGATCGAATCAACTACGACAACTTCAAGAGCAGCGTCACGGACACGCCGCTTCACAACGCCTATCTGCGCGTCTGGACCGCCATGTCGACGTTGCAGGAGGTTCGCCCTTACAGCGACGGCAATCCTGCACTCGATTTCGATCAGGACGATCTAGGATTGTTGGGGGAGGGCAAAGCTGCCAAGGGCTGGCGCAGCACTTCACAAGTGTCGAAAAAACGAAGGGGGAAGAAGACATGAAGCTGGATCGCAACATCAACGGAAACGGCTCCGGAAAATACGGACTGATCAAGAACCGACGGCTTGCGCAAATTCGCGCGTGGGATGGCGGCGACGGCGAAATCGCCGATCAGCAAGCCGTCGAAGATGCCCTCTCGCTTCTTGAGTGCGTTGGCTTGGTGGAGTGGGGTTACCCGAATACGGAGTCCGAGTTCTTCGTGATCAAGCTGCGCGACAGATTCGCTCACTCAGCTCTTACTGCTTACGTCATCACGGCCAGCTTCGCCGACCCTGAATATGCAAAAGACGTGCGCGAACTGGCGGATCGTTCCGGTCTGTACAGCAGCTTCTGCAAGATACCCGATTAGTTCCCTTCTCGATGGGGAGGCCGAGGGAGGCGGGCGCCTGATTAGGCCCAGGCATTCGAGAGCACCGCGCTCCAACGTTTCTTAACCGGAGGAAAGCCATGAACGACCGACACCCGAACGCGCCAGGACATGATCCACAGACCGGCGAGATCGACGACGAGGCTGTCATCGGCGAGATCATCGATCCGATGGGGACCGGCGTCCTCGCGACGCTGCACCGCGTGGAGATCGACCAGCAGATCGCGACAGCGAAGGCATATCCGCGCAACGTCACGAAGATCAAGCAGGAGCTCACCGCCCTCGTCACGATGGACGAGGACACGGCGGACGATTGCATCTACGCGTTGCCGCGCGGCAAGAAGCACATCAAGGGGCCGAGCGCGCGGTTCGCCGACGCGCTGATCAGTTTCTGGGGCAACGCCCGATCGGGCGCCTTCATCACCCAGGTCGATCGCGAGAACAAGTTCGTCGAGGCCATTGGGTCGTTCCAGGACGTCGAGCGTAACGTCATCCGGCAGCGGCGCGTGCGCCGGCCGATCAGCAGCCACGACGGCAGGCTGTACAACGCCGACATGATCAATATGACCGGCAACGCGGCGTGCGTGATCGCCGAGCGCAACGCGATCCTGAACGGGATCCCGAAGTCGCTTTGGGGGCCGGCCTACGAGCAGGCGTTCGCGCTGGTCGCCGGTACGGTCAAGACGCTGGACGAGAAATTGAAGCGGGCCGAGAAGCACTTCGGCGCCATGGGCATCAGTATGGACCAGGTCCTCGAGAAGCTGCAGCGGACCGACCTGACTAAGGTCATCCCGGACGACATCGTGACCATGAGGGGGATGCTCACCGCGCTGAAGACCGGCGAGGAAACGGTCGAGACGATCTTCGGCCGAGGCGCCGGCCAGGCGCAGCACGAGACCGTCCAGAATCCGCTTAAGGATGACCCGATCAGCACCGGATTAAAGACGGTCGACCGTATCAACCATGATGCTGGCATTAAGCAGGTCGACCCCCCGGCAGATATCTCCGAAAAACTGGCCGAAAGGTCCGAAACGGCCTCAAATGAGGCGGCAAAAACTGACATGGGCTCCCAAGGCTCAGAGAAGCCCGCTGAGCAGGGTCAGACCGAGTCCGCTGTCAATGGCCAGTCCTCCCAAACCACCGCACGGTCGCCCGCGGCTGGCCAGCAGGCATCGCCCTACGAGCAGACCGCCGACGGCTACACCGGCTACATGCACGACCAGTTCGACAAGGCGACCAGCAAGGCGGCCATCAAGGAGACATGGGCGTCAACCCGGGACGACCGCATGGCCCTGCTCAACGCCGAGGAACTCGGCGAGCTTGAGAAGGACCGCGACGCCGCGCTGAAGCGGATCGACCTCAAGAAGGGCGGAGGGGTGTGATGCTGTACCGCCATAAGGGACGCGGAACGACCTACCGCGTGCTGCACGAGGACGCGATGATGCAATGCTCGAAGGTGCGCGAGCTCGATGACGAGCCGGTGGTAGTCTACCAGAATGTGGTCGACGGCTCCGTCGGAGTTCGGCCTGTCGCAGAGTTCTATGACGGTCGTTTTGAGGCGATGACGCCAAATCCGCCTTCTGAAGTCGAAGTTGACGCCTGCGACGAGCATCGCAGCTACCTGCATGACCACGAGCGGATCCCAGTCGTCGAACCAGAAGATGACGGTCCAGGGGCAGGATGGACTTCTGCCAATCCGCAGCCAGATGGCGTGGAACCGAAGTCAGAGGGCAGATGGAGGGGTAGAACCACATGATCGCGTTTTCTGAACCGGATCGCGCGCATCAGCGCGAGCATCTGATCGCCGCCCGCGGCGCCGAGTACCGCGCCGGCTTCATGAGTGAGGCGCAGTTCTACGCCTACCTGTTCTCGATGGGAAAACGCGGCGAGGACATCACTCGCACGATGCGCGAGTACGACCCGCCGACGCGGCGATCGTGGGAGGACTGTCGCATGGATGAGAGCCGGAAGTGGCTGAAGGATTATCGAAATGGCAGGTGAGCTCTACATCGCTGGCGAGAATATTCCGGCCGGGCATGACGTGGTCGTGCGACATGGGGTCCTAAGTTTTGGATACAGGGTCGTCGACGGCGTCGGGCCTATCGGGAGAGGCTTGCGCGGACCTACCATCGGCGTCGCCGTTGAGAGCCTGCGCGAGGGTTTCAAGATCCTCGTTCGCGATGGCGAAGCTTCCGAGGACGATGCCTAATGAACTTCAAACCTCAGAGAACTAAGTTCTTCTGCGGCCGCGCGATCGATGGCCCTTTCGAGGGCGACTGGATTGAGAGCGACAGCGCCTACCGTTCTTCATGAAGCAGATGAGCGGCCGCAAGCCGATCCCCGAGGACCTGATGGTCCGGCAGTTCCCGAGGACAGACTGATGGGTTGGCGATTGGCTTCTGAAGATGAACTTCCCGACAGCTTTCGAGATCCTTGCTGCAAGAAATTTCTGTTTGTCTGCAGCAACGGCTGGGAGGGAGACGTTTCGATCGGATCGGCTTTCTGGCACAAGCCGAGAAGATATCCGAAGTGCTTCCCGGTTCATGAAGGCGACTCGGTCTGCACCATTGTCTTACTTCGCGAGGAACAGCCATGACTTACAGATGCGTGGATCTCGAAACGACCGGACTTCACGACGACGTGCCGACCGGCATCGTCGAGGCAGGCTGGTGCGACGTGCGCTATGACATCATTCATGATCCATTGTCCTATCTGGTTAACTGCGAAATCCCGGTGTCGATCGGCGCGCGAGCGGTCCACCACATCAGCGACGCGATGGTCGCCGGCGCCATCGCCCCAGATCAAGCTGCCGCTAGGATGATGGACGGCATGACCGAGGACGACTTCTTCTGCGCCCATAATATTGACCACGAACGTAAGTACTTCGGTGGCGGTGCCCTTCCTTGGATCTGTACCTACAAGACGTCGCTGCGCATCTGGCCAGACGCACCGGGCCACAAGCTGATGGAGCTCGCCTACCACCTGAAGATCGACGAGGCCGAGGACTTCGACCTCGGTCTGGCCCTCCCGCTGCACCGAGCGGCGGGCGACGCCTACGTGTGTGCGCACCTGCTACGCCGGATCCTGAAGGAGGGCGTCAAGATCGAACAACTCGTCCGGTGGTCGAGCGGGCCCGCGCTGGTCTACATGTGCTTCCTACGCAAACACAAAGGCAAACCGTGGTCTCAAGTGGCTCGCGAAGATCGTTCCTATCTCGAATGGATCATCTCGGACAAATGCGACCTCAAGGACCGCGACATTCTCGCGACCGTGAAGTACTGGCTCAAGCAGACCGCACCGCAACCCTCCGGAGGAAACTGATTCCAATGACCAAGACTGCCGCGCTGAAGAAGACCGACCTTCAATCCTTTCCCTGCCCGATCGTGGCCATGACCGCTGCGTCCCAACTGCGCTATGCGGCCGAGGCGCCCCCCGAGCTCGCCCTCCAGGTTCGCAAGAGCGACGACAGCGAAGGCCTCGGTGACCTCGAGGCGTCCGTGCGCGCGCACGGCGTGATCGTGCCGCTCGTGGTGGTCTCGCACAACGGGGCATTCTACGTGAGCGCCGGCAATCGTCGTTTGAAGGTCATCCGCAAGATATACGGCGACATCGACGTGCACCTGCCGACCGTCAACTCTGTCGATTTCCGCGGCGACCCGCGCGAAATCGCGATGGCGACCAACGTGTCGCTGCCGCCGCACCCCGTCGACCGCTACGAGGTGATCGCGTCGCTCGTAAAGGAGGGCATGACGCCGGCGGATGCGCAGCTTCGGTTTGGCATGACGCCGCGCTACTTCGCGCAGGTCATGAGGCTGGGTTCGCTTTCCCCGACGATCCGTGACCACTACCGCGCCGGCCGGATCGACGGCAAGACGGCGCAAGCCTTCACGCTGTCGAGCGATCCGAAGGAGCAGGATAGCGTCTTCAATGCCATCGCCAAGAGTGCGTACAAGGGTTTCGTCAACGCCCATGACGTCACCAGCAAGCTCGTCGGCGCGAAGCAGCACGACGTAGGACGGCTGGTCGCCTTCGTAGGCGTTGAGACGTGCCGGAAGGCGAAGATCCTCAAGCAGGAAGACCTATTCGCCAACAACCACACCGTGACGAGCGTCGGCGACCTGAGGAAGCTGGTCGACGCCAAGATGCAGGCGAAGTGCGAGGAGCTTCGTAAAGCAGGCTGGGCATGGGCCTTCGACGAGGACCACGTTCCCGGCAACAAGTGGTCGTACTCACTGCTGCCTTCCTCCGCCGCGACCAAGCCGACCGCCTCGGAGCAGCAGTTGCTGGCGCAGATCGAAGCCGAGGTTCGCAAGAATGACAACGCTGACGAGTTCGATTCCGATCTCGACGACAAGCTCACGGCCGATCGGGACGAGATCAACGAAGGGATCCGTAACCGCACCTATACCGAAGCACAGCGCGCGAAGGCTGGCTGCTTCTTAAGGATCAACCCAGACGGCTCACTGTCGATCGAGCGCGGCCGGGTGAGGCCCGAGGACGCGAAGAAGGTTGCAGCATCGGAGAGGCCGAAGAAGGATGCGAAGAAGAAGGCTGCCGCAAAGTCCGGCGAGGCTGCGGTTACGCAGGCCCTGGCCGGAAGGATGACGGAGAACCTGCAGAAGGCCGTCGCCTCCGTCCTGGTGCGCGAGCCGGCGATCGCCGCGGCCGCGATCATCGCCGCGTGCGCCAGTGATGGCGCTACGCTCGATATCAAGGTCGGCGGGGGCTCACACAAGAAGCCTGCGTCGTTCGAGAGCGTATTCGCCGGCGCGGTCAAGACGACGTCGGCCGAGCTCCTGATGATGCTAGCGCAGGTCGCCGGCCACGCGCTCGATATCACCAGCAGCAATCCCGATAGGATGCCCCTCGATGACAAGGGGACCGCGGCGCTTCTCAACGCGCTGCCGCCGACCAAGCTCAACAAGGCGATCAGGGACAGCTTCGACGCAAAGGACTACTTCGGCGGGATAAGCATCGCGGCGATCACCGACGCAGTGCGCGAAGCCATGGGTGACGACCACGCCCGCCTCGTATCGAAGCACGGCAAGGCCGACGCGGCGAAGTACGCGGCCGCCAACGTCCCGGCGACAGGCTGGCTGCCGAAGCACCTGAGAACCGCGCATTACGATGGGCCGGCCAAGGCTGACCCGAGTCCCAAGGTCAAGGCCATTCCTGCCAAGAAGGCGACAAAGAAACCGATGGCCAAGAAAGCAGCGAAGCGCTAATGAGCTGCTTCGCTCGATGGAGGAAAGACGTCGATGCTTGATAGACATTATCCGCTAATCTGGCCGCACGATGAGCCTCGGACCCCGGCATACGAACGTCGACAGTCGTCCCATTTCGATGTCGGCCAAGTCAGGACCCATCGGGATATCGACGATGCACTCAGGAAATTAGAGGCGACCAATCCGATCCTGTGCTCGAATATGCCCGTCCGATCGCGCGACGCCATGAACAAGTGGAAGGACGACCCGGGTGCTGCGCTCTACTTCAAGATCGGACCGCGCAGTATATCGATTTGCTGTGACCTCTACGCCAGGCCCGACGACAACGTTCGGGCGGTCTACAAGATCATCGAGGCGATGCGCACAATCGAGCGCTATGGCGGACGCGCTCTCTCCCAGAAGGCGTTCACGGGCTTCGTGGCATTGCCGCCCCCGCCCGACGTCTGGAAGATGCTGGGCCTCAGCAAGGGGATCGCCGAGGCACTGAACGAACGGATGCGCCGCGAGTACGTGATGGACGGGTTCCGCGACCGGGTGAAGGACGGCCACGCCAACGGCGCGGACATGGCCGCACTGGTCGAGGCGCGCGATGAGGCTCTCAAACAGATGGGGATAGCATCATGAAGATCGACCAGTTCCCCGATACCGATCATGTCGCAAACGTGTGCCTGCTTCGATGCGGCGCAGCAGAATGCCGATATCTCTCGTTCGTTGGTGGCAGTCTTGCCACAGGCTATCAATATTCCTGCGAGAAGAAATCGACACTGAAGAATGCATGCGATCGCAACGCGGGCCAGCGTGGTTACGGCCTTGGCGACAATTGCGACGGTTTGGACTGGAGATAAAGTTCGGGGAGTGCGCCGGCGGTGGCTTTCCTCCGGCGTCGGTGATCTCCCTGAAGGGGGCGGCTGGAGGGTTCATAACCCGACCCAGCCGCCCTTGCTAAAGTTTCAACGGAGACGAAGTCGATGACCTACAGCGGCCGCGGAATCTACCACTGCGACACTTGTCCTGAACATATCGACACCGAGGAGCAGGACTTCGGCGCATGCCTCGCCGCCCTGAAGCAAAAGGGATGGCGAACCTACAAGGGTCCGGACGGATTGTGGGCTCATAGTTGCCCGAGTTGCACCGAGGACTTCGCAAAAGAGAAACGCCGGCAATGAGTCTAACTGAAGGGAAGAAGCTCCGGGGTTGGGCAATTCGAGCCCGCATTATCACCTGTTCCTGGTGTGGCGATCCAGTCGTGCCCAACGGTCCTAGGATGCGGATCATTCAATCCGAGACGATCAGGTGCAGCGGCAAATGGATCGCCCACTTCCATCCGGACTGCGGAGACGCATTGCTAGATTATTGCGAGGTTCGCGGCATGGACGGACTGCGGAGATCGGAGCAGAGGCGATGAGTTTTATGATTGATGATGAGAATGGCATCGTTCAAACCGTTCACCTTTTCTCTGCGCTTCAAATCGATATTCACGAGCGCAATCGAAAGTGGTGGTACGATCAAGAAGGCATTAAGCTTGACCGCAATAAGGGCGAGCTTTTGGCGTTGGTTCACTCGGAAATATCTGAATGTTTGGAAGGCGTCAGAAAAAACTGCATGGACGATCATTTGCCAAATCGCAAGATGGAGGAAGTTGAACTAGCCGATGCCGTCATCCGAATCTTGGATTATGCGGAGGCATTCTCGCTGAATGTCGGGGCTGCATTAATTGAAAAGTTGAGGTTCAACGAAACGCGTGAAGATCACAAGATTGAGGCGCGCGAAAAAGCAAACGGAAAGAAGTTCTAGCCATGACCGACCCCACCGAAGCGATCAGCGAGGCCAGAGAGCAAATTTTGGCTGGAATTAGCAAATATGAAATGGCCGAGCGCGGCTATACAGTTCCGATCGAATTCCACGCCGCCGCGCGAAATGCGATCTCGCCCTGGTGCTTCACGATAAGGGCGTCGACAACTCGGCGATCGCCGAGCGCCTCGGGATCAAGTCCTACCACGTAAATTCGTACTTAGAAGCTGGCCGGAAGCGACGCGCAGCACGGCAGAAGGCGAAGCATGAAACTGGGACCTAAGCCGGGCTTCGATTGGGCGCACGTCACATGGGGAAAGCCGGACTCCGTGCGCTCTGCGCTTTGTTCGTACTGTTCGGCCGGTATCAACGATGACAGCGTCCCGCTGATCTTGTGCCGCGGCGACGACTACGTCGCGCAGTTCTGCGATTCGTGTCAGTCAACTTGGTGGGGGATAACGAGCCATGGATGACATCACCACAATCACCGCGCCAGTCACCGACGACGAGTTCACCGCGATCGTCGAGAGGCTGCAGAACAGCATCAGAACGTGGAAAGGCAACGAGACCTACCGCAGATCTCTTGAAGCCGAACTCCACATGATCCACCAGTTCAGGCGACTCGACCTCGGCGTGCGCGCGATCAGGCGCGCGACGGTCACCGGCAGCGTGTGCGACGACGTCGCGTGGTTCGACACCATTACCACGCTATTCGATTATTGTTCGACCCTGCTGGGCGACGATGTGGACGTAGGCGCGTTGGTCGCTGCCTATCCGCACCCATCGCGGCGGCCAAAGACTCAAGCGACGCCACCGAAAAGGAGGAGGACAGCACCATGAGCAACAGCAACACCGGCACCCATTACGAGTTTCGCGCCATCGTCCGGAAGGTCGAGGAGAGGTTCGCGAGGTCCTACGACGCCAAGAAACTTGGCGAGGCCAATGTCGAGTCGCAGGCCGAGTACACGACCACGAGCACCGGCTGGTGGGTGCTCCTCGAAGGGTGGCCCGTCGCGATGCGGTTCGGCAACCTCAAGCCCCTCGTCAAGGAGGGGGACACCATGTGCATCGTCATGCACGTCATCACCCTGGTCGGCGCCAATGCGCCGGCTGCAACCTGAGGAGACCACATGCGAACAACCACCATTGCCGCGGCCTACGTCCTGACCAGACTCGTGCTCGGCATATCTCCGGCGCACGCCGTCGACTTCTCACAGCCGCTCAAGCAGATCGACGGCAAGGAGTTCTCCGACCACGCGACCCTGGGGACCGTCTGCGAGGCGGCGCTCGGCGCCGACTACCCCGACGAGCGGCAGCAGGGGGCGACGCCCGCCCTCTCGACTGAGAAGTACCGCAGGTTCCTCCTGGCCGTGAAGATCCACGACCATCCTGTTGACCCCGCCCTCTCGGTCGAGGAAATCGCGACGATCAAGACTTTGGTGGGGAAAGCCTACCCTCCGAACATCATGGGGCCGGCCTGGATCCTGCTGGACCCGCCGAAGAACGGGATCGATAAGCCTTGAAATGACGAAACCATTGGCCATCGATCTTTATTGCGGCTTGGGTGGATGGTCGGAAGGCCTCCTCGCCGAGGGATACGATGTGATCGGATTCGACATCGAACAACACGTCTATGGCGAGCACCGCTATCCGGCCCAGCTCGTCGTGCAGGATGTTCTGACGCTGCACGGATCGCAGTTCCGCGGTGCTGATCTGATCGTGGCCTCGCCACCGTGCCAGGAATTTTCGTACATGGCGATGCCCTGGAGCCGCGGGAAGGCCAAGGCTGCCGCGATCCGCGCCGATGCCTCGGGCCAAGCGCTCGCCGACCTGACCCGGCTGTTCGACGCCTGCTTCCGCCTCCAGCGCGAAGCCTGCGCCGCAGCGGGTCGGCCTATCCCGATGGTGGTCGAAAACGTGCGCGGTGCCCAGCCTTGGGTTGGCCGGGCTCGGTGGCAATTTGGACCATTTGCCTTATGGGGCGATGTTCCGGCGCTTATGCCGATCACGCTGAAGGCCAGCAAGGTTCCCGGCTTCCGCTTCGATGGCGGTGGCAAGAGCTTTCAATCGGCTTCCGTCAAACGATCGTCCCGCTGTGACTGCCAGCATCCAGAGACCACGCCCAGCGGCATCAAAGGCGGCGAGGCCAGGAAGGTTGGCGGGGGTTGGTTCGGCGTCGGCAACGATCGATCACCGATGCGACAGCACTCGTCCAAGTCGTCCGCCCGCAAGATGGCCTCTGCCATGATCGCCAAGATCCCTCTGCCGCTGAGCCAGCATATCGCCAGGACTTTCCACCCCTAGAAGGCCCGACGTCGGGCCAGAAACGGGGTCTGGGCTCGTTATTCCGGAGTCCGCGCTACCACCGTAGCCAAAAAACGGAGATGATCTTCTTTGGTCGTCTCGGGGAAGGGTTCCATGAACTGCCTAAAATGCCACAAAATAAAGCAATCGGTTGATTTCTACAAAAATTCCCGCACTTGCAAGGTCTGCACAAGAAACGCCAGCGCCGAGTGGCGCTCGAGGAATAAGACGAGAGATCGTGCTCGACGGCAACAATATTACGCAGATAATTGCGACAGGATCTGTGCGAAATCGCTAGCACGCTACTATGCCAAAAAGGATGAAATCCTTCCGAAAATCAACAGACGAGCACTAGAACGCCGAACCGACGATCCGATGGTGAAGCTTACACATCGCATCAGAGTTAGGATGTCGAAAGTGATCAAAGGCAAGGTTCCTGCCGATTGGCTGAGTATCCTCGGCTATCATCCGCGGCTTCTAGTCCCGCACCTAGAAGCCTTGTTCGAACCTTGGATGTCCTGGGGCAATTATGGCACAGAGTGGCATGTTGATCATAAGCGACCGGTTTCGTCGTTTAAACTTCCAGAGCAGCTGCGAGAATGCTGGGCACTGTCGAATTTGCAGCCTCTGCGTTCGATAGACAATCTGAAAAAGGGTGCTCGATGGTCAAAGAATTTGGACAATAAAAAAAGCCCCCTCGATTCCGCCTGAGCGAAATCAAGGGGGCCTTCTGAATTTGGAGCCTCAGGGATGGACTTGAACCATCGACCTCCGGTTTACGAAACCGGCGCTCTACCACTGAGCTACCGAGGCGAAGGTGGCGCCGCTCGTCAAACGGGCAGGGAAGACGAGCGGCACCAAGTCTAGGGAGGAAACGCCCAAGGAGGGCACCACGGCTTCGCGTCAATGTATCGGTGCGTGAGAGACAGCGAAGCCAAGAAATGCGATAGCCCCTCCGACGACGACGGCGGCGCCGACGACGATCGCCCCAATCATACCTATACCTTGGGACTTGCCGCCGCTCTCCCAGCGGAATTGTTCCTGCTTTGCCATGCGGTCCGACAGGTCGTTCTTGACCTCTCTGAGCTGCGTCGCCAGCAGCAGCGCTGCGGCGTCCTGATTGGCGCGGAGGATCTTGGCCAGTTCGAGATCGAAGGTCAGCTTCTCCGCGGCCAGCTCGTTGATCCGGCGCGTCTCGGCGTCGCGCAGGCCGTCCTGGCGCCTGCTTTCGGCGTCACGCATGGCATCCTGATATTTCGACTCGGCGTTGACCCACGCCAGCACGTTCTTGGTCGGGTCGATCGCCGGGCGACCGAGGGCGTCGACGGTGAGACCGTGGCCCGGGAAATCATCGGAGTTGTTATCCGGATTGTGCTGACGAGCCGCCACCATCAACCTACCGACAGTGCGATGATGAGATAAATCAGGTTAAGCGCCATCACCAGCAGCCACCAGCGATGCCCGTAGCGATGGGTGGATAGCGCAGCCAGGATCCAGATGTTCGAGGCGGCGGCGCCGAATGTCCCAGCGAGCATCAGCCAGAAACCCAGCATCAGCCCGGGACCGCGCCACAGCGCTACCCCGACGGTCAGCACCGAGGCCGTCACCGTCCATGCGAAGATCGCGGCACCGAGGCAGATGCCATAGCGGCGCACGTTGTGCATGTCGACGATGCGCGACAGAGATGGGTGGCCATTGCTGACGCCAAACGGGTTTTTCAATTCGATCAGCAGAAACCACGCCAGGAACGATCCCAGCGCAACGCGATTGATGACGGAGACGATGTTGGCCAGATCGAGAATGTGGTTAAGTTCCTGCGTCGTCATCATCCGGCCTCATCTGCTGCTCGTGGATATGCGTGAATGTTTGCTCATTGAGCAGCGTGATCACCATGGCTATCAAAGGGTTTTTCGTGTCGAGATAAGGCTCAACGGCCTGCTCCAGCCTGTTGACGTTCTCCTCGAGCTGGCGCGTGGTCGCATGAAGTTCATGCATGGTGTCGTCGTAATGAGGATCCGCAGCCGGGTCCTTACCGAAGATCAATCGGCTCAGCCACGACCTTTTCTTGGGCTGCTGAGGAGAGACACCAGCGTTGAGAGGGCGGAGCTTGTGTTCTTGTTCGTATCGATCTGCTCGCGGATGATATCTCTCAACTCGTCCTCGTACCGGTCGCGCTCGAACCTCTGACGTTCCTCCGATTGCTTGCGATCTCGCATCGCCCACCACAGCATGATCCCCATGATAATTGCAGGAGTCTGCAACCCCAGTTTCGCCAGGATGCCGACCCAGTCGATCAGTCCTGGATCCATTGTCTATCTCCATGGCCCACCTTGGCAGCTATGACCCTGGTCCGTACCGTTGTGTGAACCCGCTCACACGTGGGGACCTGATCGGTGTGATTTGATGCATGTCAGCCATTGATCAGCCCCTTGCCGGGTTGGTTCGTGGTTAGACCTGGCCCGTCGTTGATGCGGCGGGTCAGGTCGCTGGTATGTCTGTTTCCTACTTCGGCGCCGCTGGCGCGGTCGCTGGCGCGGCATCCGGAGCAGGGACGGCAACAGCGACCGGGACCTTGATTGGATCGACAACGGCGCCTCGCTAGGTCAGTGGGGCAGCTTTCAAAGGGTACCGGCGACCACGCCATTCACGGTCGATTGCACCCAGTTCTTGCAGGCGGCGGGCCCGTTCGCGAGTGTGAACTCGCGGAACTTTTGGAAGATAAGAATGATACCGGCCATCTTCGCGGGCGTTGTCACGGTCCCGTCCGCCGCAATGACCGCGGGCGTGCCGACGGCAGCCTGCACGATCGCGAGCGCGGGCGTGAGGCAGTCCATGCCGGGCTTGTCCTTGTAGGCCGTCGCGGAGTCCAGCGCCGCCTGAACGTCGGGCAGGAACGGCTTGTTCGCGTCGGAGACGCAGTTCTGGATCATCGTCACCACGTTCTGCGGGTCGAGTGCGGCGAAGATGTTGAAGTCACAGGCCGCGCCAGGCGTGACCGTCGGCGTCTTGACGCCGACGTTGGAAAGATCGGTCTTGATGTCGGCGCCGATGTCGCCCGTCAGCGCCGGGGGCTTGATAAGCGGCTTGCGCGTCTGCGCGCGTGCATCGCCCGGGAGCAGAGACATGCCCATCAGCAACGCCAGGACGATCGCCGCGGCCTTGGCCGCCGTCGCCGTGACCGCTGCCACGGCGCCGGCCGCCGGCGAGATCTTGGCCTGGGCCGGATCCATGGCCATGGCGGCGATCTCCGGAGGCACCTGCCCGTTGACGAGGATGCGATCGACGCCCGGCAGCGCGCGGACGTTCTGCATTTGCGCCGACATGCTGCCCATGCGCATCAGGAATCCGCCGCAGATCCCGGTGCCGAGCGTGGTGACAGCCAGGATGTGGTTGGTCATGGGCTGGCCGAAGAGGTCGGTGAGCTGCGTCACGCCCCCTGCGAGCACGGTGTTGACGACGAGGATGCCGCCGAGAATCTCGGTGGCGGTCCAGGGAAACTTCACGGTCTTGATATCCATCTCTCTCAGCCTTCCTAGGTTTCAGTGGGAAATTTCAACGTGGGTCGAACGCATCATGGCGGCGAACATGAATTGTAACCGCTGATGTCGTATGGATTGCAGAACACCCAGTGTCCATCACCGGACGGCCGCTGGAACACCGGCTGGTAGGGCTTGTTCGTCCGGTCGATGCACATCACTTCGTTGGCGACATTGGCGACGGTGTCTTGCGCCTTGTCGCAGATCAGCTTGACGGGATAGCCGCCCCGCCAAGTGCCGCCGACCGTCATGATGTGCTCTCTGCTGGACGATGGTTGCTCGGGGGCTGTCGCGCCGCCGGGCCCCAGATAGCCGCCGCGGCCGCCGGTCATTCCGGAGCGGCCGAGTCCCGGCGAGGTTTCCGCGGCGAGCGCCGGCGCGGCGAGTAGCGATAGCGCGATGATGATCATGGTCATGGTCATAGTGGGTCTCCTTCGGTGCGTGTGAGGGTGTCAGCCATAGGTCCGATAGCTCGCCGGACAATGTTTGCAGCGCGAGATCATGATCTGCGGGCGTGCGATCGAGCGCGCGGTGATCCAGACGTGATCGCCGCGCGCGCAGCGCTGCGCGCGCCGACGCTGCAGCCAGGCGCGGATCCGGGCGATCACGCCGTCGCGGCCGCGGCAAGCCCGTGCTCGAACAGCGCCGCCTCGTGCGTGCGCCGCTTCCACAGATCGCCGTTGACCGGCCAGAGCCGGCGCATCGCCAGGAACTCGCCGGGGATCCGGTCGAACCGCCGCGCCGCCATGTGCGCGGTGATGTTGCGCATCTCGGCGTCGCGCGGGCTGGGATCGTGGAAGCCGCCGGTGCCGCGGTTGTAGCCGAGCGATGCGAGCGCACCGAAGCAATCGCCCGGCAGCAGCTCGGTGTTGGCAAGCGCCGAGACGATCCGCGCTTCCCACTTCGGGAGTTCGCGGCCTTTGAACTGCGCCATCGCCTGCGACCATGTGACGGTGACGCTGGTGCCGTAGCGCTGCACCCAACCGTGGGCCGCCATTCCGGTCAGGCCTGCGGCGCGCATCGCCGCGGCCACCATCTGGTCGGGGATGTAGCCGGTCCAGTCGGCCCGGATCTGCTCGGCGGTCGAGTAGCCGCAATCGTAGCCGATGCCGACCGTCGGCCCCGAGGCGCCTTCAGGCCATTCGAAGTGGGTGTAATGCCGCTCATAATAGGCTTGACCGCTATCTTCCTCGATGACGATGAGATCGATGGCGGCTTGCGAGCTGCGGATTGACGGCAAAGCGGGAGCGCTCGCCTGGGGGGCGTCGGGCATGGGCTGGGGGGCGTCGGGCATGGGCTGGGATCCTTTGGGAGGGGTGGAAAAAGGCCGCGCTATGCTAGAATGGCGAAATTCCCGACGCATGCAAGGCGGCTTGGCCTATCGTTGAAATGTTTGCTCGAGCCGCCGTCGTGAAGTGCGTGTTGTCTGCCTGCCGACAGGGCGCCGAGCCGGTGCACACCGAACCGACTAGCGAGTCAAAATTGGCGAAGGCATAGACACCGGCCGCATTGTTGATAACGCCGCTTGGCGAAGCGCTGGTCTGCGCCAATTGCACGGCGGTAGACGCCGCGCCGGCATCCCAGGTTTCCTCAGCAATAAACCACGGACCTGCGAAACCCGCCGTTCGGCTCTGGGCGATTAAAGAGTTGAGCGTGGCCGTATAGTTGACCTGCGTCGTGGCGTTTATGTTATCGGTTTCGCCCTGCATCCAGATTACAATGACGGTGATGTTGGCACCCGCCACCCAGCCCTTTGCCGCCAGACGATTGATTGCGGTCGCCAGCCGGCCTACGAGCGCACCACTCGCGTGGTCGGCAGCCGCGGTGCCGTCAACATTGATCGGCTCGACCAGAACGTGATCGAATTTTCCCGCCGTGATCAGGTCGTCGAATAGTTTCAGCACGCTCCAGCCGGATCCGGCCGCGTTGAGACACGTGCCGAGAACTGGGTCTAAGATGGAATAGACCCCGCCGTCCCCTATGTTCATCTGCAGAATGGCGCCGGCATTGGTCGGCGTGTAGAGGGTTGGGATGATGTTGGCGCCGTTGCTCTGGCCATCAACGATCGCCACCAGATAGTGGTTTCCCGCGACCGGGTTCTGCGCCGCCTGCAGCGTAACCGCGCTGGTGTTTGTGTTGATCGTGCAGCCAAGAGCGACTGGAATGGAGCCCAGTTGATTGGGATCTGGCTGAGAAGATCCACCGGGACCGGCGACGGCGAACGCCGCGTGAAGAAAGATCAGGAATGCGAAGAATGAGCGTTTCATGTCAGTAGGTCACCCTCACGTTGAGCCCGCTCTGCGAAGCCGCACCGTTGCCATAGAACGTCGCCGCGTTGGTCGTCGAGCTCGTGGTCTCGCACGCTGAGGCGAAATGCAGCCCTGCTCCTGGTTGACCAACATATTTCGCCGGCAAATTCACGATGCTCGTCGAGTTGCTAAACCCTGTCGTTCCGGTAAAAGCAGAAGTGCCGTCGAGACAGACTCCGCTCGAAATGGAGGCCGATGCCCCGGCGTTGCCGAAGGCATCGTAGGCCGCGTTGAACCCGTCCTCGTTAAGACCTCTCACGACGGTCACGCGCATCGTTGCGCTGCCGTGAGCTGCCTGCCACGTGTCTGCCACTCCCGGCAGATACGTGTAGCTGGACGCGTTGTCCCCCACGAGAAAGTCCTGAGTGATCCGGTTGTTGGCGTTCCAAATACCGACCACGCCTGCGGTACCGCCCGCGGCGATGCCTCCAAAGATGAGATTGAACTGACCTGCCGAGCCAGTCATGCCAGACCCGAGATAGGTCAGCTTGTTTGCAGTGATGCTGCCGTAGTCCGTGGTCCCATTGTAGCAGTGCGCGACCGTGTTGGCGTTGGTCGTGTAAGGCCTGGTCGTGTGGTCAACTTGCGAATATCCGGTTCCGCGAGCCGTGTTCGATCCGGCGGTGTCCGATGCCCATCCGCCGCCGCTGCCGTTGGTCGCGATGCAGGGCTTGTGATTCGTGTTGCCCTCCCACCATACGTCGAACACGCCGGTCGCGTTGAGCACGCCGGTCCCGCTCGATTGAATGGCCGTGCTGACCTCGTTCGATGCGATCGTGTCGATCTGGTCGATGCTGCCATTCCAGTAGGGCACCGTATTGGTGCTGTAGGAATCGTAATACAGGGTGGTCGCCCCGGTCACCGACGCAGTCATCACGGGCGCATGGGAGGTGAGTGTCAGCCTCCCCCCGGGGGGAACAAGCAACGCCACTGTACCGGTCTGCCCATTGATCGACGCGACAGATCCAGCCGAAGCGAGTGCACTGACGGTCGTTTTCTTGAATGCAAAGCTCGCGGCCGAGTCCTGGATCAAAACGATATCGGCCGCCACCGGGGACGCCTTTGACGTGAACGCCGTCAGATCGCAATCGGTCGGTCCCGCGGCGCCGCCGGTGTTGTTGCACTTGAACGTGTACTGCCCCATCGTGGCGGCGAACATCGAGTTCGTCACCTGGCCGGAGGTGCCGTCATTCACGACAAAGGCATTCGCAGCATGCACGTTGACGCCCAGCGCCGCGGCCACGCCCGTCCCGAGTGATGGGGTCAAGGCCGACAGCGGCAGCCCGGTCGCATTGGTCAGCGTCAGCGACGTCGGCGTTCCACCACCGCCATTCCACAGCACCGGGGCGCCAGGCGATCCGATGTTGACGCCCAGCGCCGCTGCCACGCCAGTTCCCGTTCCCGCCAGGCCGGTCGAGACTGGAAGCCCGGTGGCGTTGGTCAGCGTGGCCGAGGATGGAATTCCGAGTGCGGGAGTTACAAGGGTTGGTGACGTCGACAAGACGACATTCCCAGTCCCCGTTATCGAATATTCGCCCAGCACGCCGGCGTTATCGAACAATACGCGGGCCGAGGTGCCGCTAGTTATTACCGACGTGCCGACGATCAATGAATTCGTTGTGGCGCTGATCAACGGACCGACCGTAGCACCGTTGATCTGCACGAACATGCCGGCCGTGGTACACCACTGATCCCCGTTGACGGGACTAGCTGGAGCCGTACCGCATGTCATGTTCAGACCTGCGGTCGTCGGGGACGGTGGCGCTGTCACCAGGCGACCTACCATGATGTCGCCGGCCTTGTTGACCGGAACATAGCCGAGGGTGTCCTGTTTCGCGCTGAAGTAGCTGTTCCACTGGGCAGGCGTCGGCACTTGGCCGTAGATTAGGTTTGGGCTCGTCTGTGCGGCCACTGGCAGCGTCGCCCATGCGAACACCATCCCGGCGAGTGCGGCGACCGATAGCAGGTTGTTCTTCATGTCGGGCATTTCCCCTAAGACTGGCTCGGAAGCGCTGGCATCACCCAGGAATCGATGGCATCGTCTGGCAGGTCCGATACATCGTGCATGGCCTGGGCCGCCCACCGCCGGATGGACTCGACGGCCTTCCTGTCGGCGTCGTAGCCGGCCATGAAGGCAAGGTCCTCGGCGCTCCTGCCCTTGACCAGCAGCCCGGCGTGGTCCGAACACGCCGCAACTGCCGCCATCGCGGCCCGCTCCTGCGCCAGGATGGCTTCCTTGAGTGCCGCCGCTGCCGCGCCTGCCATCGGCCCGCGCCAGTCGTCAAGAGACTCCTGAACCTGGTCCACGACGAAGTCCTGGTCGGAGACCTGCTGGCTCAGCGCCACCATTGCCGCCGCATCTGCGACCGCCGACGGGGTGGGCCCGACCACCATTTGTACGCCCTTGCCCAAGATCCCCGGGGCCTCGGCCGCCATCTTGATCGCGAGCGCTCCGCGCTGGCGGTTCAGAGCGTCTAGCTTATTTCGCTCGACCTCCAGAGCGCCGATCGACTTGTGGATCTCGACTTCGTGCTGATGCCTCAGGTCCAGGAGTTTCTGCTGCTCATCGGCGGCACTCCTCATGGCTCGATCGATTATGGCCGCGTCGGATGCCGCTACATCGTTTCGCCGGAACGCCACCAGGCGCTGCTTGGCGCACGGGGCGATCTTCTCGATCTCGGACATCTCAGCGCGGGTGATAAGTTCGATCATGGCGATCTTCTTCATCGCCAGCACATGGCCCGGCGAAGGTCCATCGTCCACCACCTCGTAAGCTACCTCGTCGTGCTCGTTGACAGCAGCTTCTATCAACGAGTCTTCTCTCGGCATGGGGCGTTTGACGTACCTCTCGATCTCCGGGATTGACGGGTCGTTGCTGTGCTCATCCACCAGCTTCATCTGCGCACGCCAATCGCGCATCTCCTTGGCATGGGCGACAACTCGCAGCGCGAAATCGCGAATCTTGTCGACGTCTGATTTGGCGATCTTATGGGTCATAGTTTGAGGATCCAGTTCACAGTCATGCAATTGTGGACCGTGTTGTGAGTCCCGTTGCCACCCGTCCCACTATCCGTGGTGATATTGATGGCATGGGTGTGATTGGCATTTTCCGTAGTCGTCGTGAACCCGTAGGTGTGCGAGTGATCGGCACTCACGTCTGACGTCGTGAACGAATAGGTATGAGTATGGCGTGCACTCGCGCCGGACGTGTCGACGTTGGAGTTATTGAAACTTCCACCTCCTGCCACATTGGCGCCACCGCTTCCAAAACCCTGTACGGAATGGAAATGATCCGGGCTATCAGTGCTGGTCGTTCCGCTACCGGTGTGGGTGTGACCGACGCTCTGGCCGCTGGTCGTGCCACCCCCGGTGTGGGCGTGGGAAGACCCTTCGATCGCGCTCGTCCCGAACACGATGTGGGTGTGGGACGGGATCTCAGCCAACAGCAGGCTGTGGAGGTTCTCCCCCAGGACGCAGCCAGGGTTGTTCGCGTTGCCGCTGGTGGTCGGGATGCCGAACAATCTCGTGGAGCCGGCATCGGTCCCGATGATCCCTCGGCCGCTCAGGTCCAGGACCTGGATCGTCTTGTTGGCGGCGAAGTCGGCTGCCGGGTTGGCGCCCCTCCCCCCGGAGACTGGGCACTGGGAATTTGGGAAGTTGTTCCAGTGCCACGCGAACAGCGGCGCAGCGTCGGCGGCCGCGTACCCGCCCCCTGAAGAGGCGCTGCCAATCAGGAAGTTGAACTTGGCCCACACGAAGCCCGGGGGAAGGGTGGTCGAGAACGTGGTGCTGAGGGATCCGGTCCCCATGATCCCCGGAGGGCTGATCCAGTTGGTAGCACTGCTTGAATCCGGATCGGTAGTGTTGTTATCGCTGGTGCTGAGCCAAAAATTTCCGAACACCAAGGCAGATTGTAGCACCGCACCGCGTGGATAGCCGCCGATCGCAGCGGCAAAAGTCCCATCATAGATGACCGGACCTCCGGCGGCCTGCCATTGGTTCCACTGGGTGATCCGGTTGAGCAGTCCGTTCACGTCCTGACCGAACGGCGGGACGCCGCCAGCAGCGACGGGCTGGAAATTGAGCGGAGGAAATCCGTCGGTTAGCGATGCAAACCCCGGATTGATACCGATCTGTGAAGCTGTGGGAATCGATCGAATGAAGCCGCCGCCAGCCGAGTTACCAAATGGAATTGGAAACTTAGCCGGAATAGATGATGCGAGCATTTTGGCTTCTTTCTTAGATCAACTGCACGATGGTCGACGATACACCGGTCGGTTTCGGCAGGACCCCGGATTGCGACACGATCGCCAGTTCGACCGAACTCATTTTGAATGCGAACGTGTAAGTCATCGTCATGTTCAGACCATCCGTGACGTAGCAGTTGCCGCGGTTGGGGAATAGGTTGAGCAGGATCTGGTTGATTGACTTGATCGACCCATCGGAGATGTTCGCCAGAGCCTTCGCGAAGATCAGCGTTCGGAAGGCATTGTCCGAGAGGTTGAAATTGCTGGTCAGCACTGCACCAGAATAGAACGGAGATTGGTTGAGCGGGTCGGCGCTGAGCGTCGTCGCCTCATCGAACCCGAAGTATTTCTGCGTCCCCACCAAATGCAGCGTGCGCGATACCCCCACGATCGCTCCCCACACGTCGAGCCCATAGCCCTGCGCGGTGGCGACGTTGAACATGTAGTCGTAGAACGCGTCGAGGTTCTGCGTCTGGTCGACGTAGGCCGAGAAGTTGGCGATCAGCTGCGTGAGGATCGGCGAGTTCGCATATTGCGAGATGATCGTGAGCCAATAATCGAACGCCGGGATATCTCCGATCGGCGATATTCCGATCGTGAATTGTCCAATGCTATTAGACCCAGGCCTCGGCCGGAAGATGTTCGGTCCTGTCATGTCACCGTGACCGCGATGTTCGCAGCGTTGACCGTCGGAGATTGGTTTATGTTCGTGGTAACGGCGTTGAGCGTCGGCTTAGCCGCGGTGAAGGTCCGGTTCGCTAACGCCGAACCGTTGACAGTGGTCGCGTTGTTCGTGGTGTAGACACCAGCGCCACCAGGTGTCCCGGATGTCTGGGTCAAGATCGTCGTATTCGCCGGAACACCAGTACCAGTCAATATCTCGCCTGATCCCGGTATAATGAGCCCGCTAGCCCCGGTTACCGTGAGATTGGTGCCGGAACCAACCGCCGCGAAGAACGCTCCCACTGTGAGGGAGTTGTTGGTCGTCCACGAAGTGCCACTGCCGGACAGGATAGTAGTGCCTGGGACCGTGATTCCTGCGTCGTCGCTCAAGGTCTGTCCGATGGCGATCGTCCCCGATATCAGCGACGTCACAGTCAAGGCGGTTCCGAGTAGAACTCCGACGAAGACCGCACTGGACGAGTTATTTGATCCAACGACGATCGAGATGATCTGAACCCACGACCCGAGCGCCACCAGGGGTGCATAGAACCTGCTCGCGTAGATCGTCGATCCGATGCGCGCGCGAGGGCCACCGTCGGCGCCCGCGAATGCCGAGATTATGGCGCCCTGTATCAGCGCCGCAGCATTCGACGGCACCAGTGAGTTGTTGGCGGTATTGACGGCGAACAGGATGGCGAGGGACGACGGGGTCTCGAACGTCACCTGATATGACGGCAGCGGCGGAGAATATCCCGAGTTGCTGTCGACAACGGTGACAGTCGTGTTTCCGTTATAGTTGCAGCCCGGCGCCTTCTTGGTCCAAATCGCGTTTGCGATGTTCTGCGCTGTCCCGCCGACGGCGGCCACGTACAGCGAGTTCGGAGCTAGAGTGACACCGCCGATCGTCGCTGGCGATGATGATGGGTTCTCGGTGACGTAGGCGTCGAGGATGCCTTGCACGTTGAGGACGGCGCCGAGGACTGACGGTACCGAGCCGATCGAGTTGAGCGCGACCGAGGCGGACCGACGCGCCTCGAACTGCGCCCTGGTCTCGGTGTTGCTGCCGAGAACACCATCGGCCAGATTGATGATCGTGTCCCACCCGGAAATATTCCGGTAGATGCTGTTGAGCGTTCCCTCCGGACAAGGGACCGGTCCCAGCACGATGCAGGCGAACGCTATCACCGCGCTTCCGAGCGCGGAGATCGTCCCGTCGTTGAGACTAGCGTAGATGTTCCCGTCTGCCGCGCGCGCCAACGATCCGGCGGGGATCACGACGCCAGCTCCGCCGGTGCATGTGGCCTGCACCACCGTCGCTGTCGATCCTTCGCGAAACAGGAAATAAAGCTCGGCTATCGCGTCCTGGAAACGCCCGTCGGCGAATGCAGGGTTCATCTGGTTGGTCAGATTGACGAACGAGTCGTTGCAGCTGCCGATGATGGCCGCGATGCTGGTTGCGAGCTGCCCCTGAGGTGACGACAGCGACTGGTTCAGTCCGCCGCCGAAGGCCGCGTTGATGTCGGCCATCACGCCGGTCAGAATGTCCTGTTCCGACGGCGCCTGGAATCCATTAGCCCCAAAAGTCACGGCCGGAACGTTGGTGCCGGGGATGTTCGCCATCTCAGAACGCCACCGCCGTCGGCGTGGTGGCGCCAGGAGGTGTCACCTGGACTTGACCGTTGGCCAGCCGATCGGGCTGTGAAATCGAGGTAATGAACACCGCGGCCTGCGCCCCATTGGGCAAAACTGACAACGCAGCTGTCGACATCAGGGCCTTCATCAACGGCACATTCGGCCTCTGCCCGATGATCACAGGATAGTTGACGCCGATCGTGGTGTCGTACCACTGCTCTCCGAGCACCAGCTTGATCGCGCTGCATGCGTCCTGCGCCATCGAATACGGGTCATCGGCCATAGCGATGTTGCCCGCGACATCCACCGCGAGATCCCATGTATCTGGCCGGAGAAACAACGTCTTCATATTGGTGGCCCCGTGGTCCCGCCCTGCGGATCAGGATGCTCGTGTGTTGCGCCGCTTTTGCCTGCCGCGACGACATCGGTATCCGCGGTGAGGGTGCCGCCGATATGGACATTGCCGCCGTAGAGTCCGCCCGAGACGCTCTGGATCGCGCCACCGAGTTGCAGGTTGTTCTGCATGATGACATTGCCGGTGAACGTCCATCCTGCTGCACTCGACACCAATGAGTTGCCGTGCGCGGCCGTGATGTTGATCCCGTCGGCGGTCCACTTAATCCACTGCGTCGGCGCGGTGCCATTCAGTCCTGGAATCCCGAACAGGTAGATCCCGTCTGACGGGCTGAACTTGCGGTTCGACCCGGGGTTGGCGATCGCCTTCGCGGCCTTGACCGCCGAGATGTCCCGGTCGCAGACGCCCATTACTCCGAGATCCCCAACCGCGGGATCGATCTCGAATGCGTTGGTCCCACCCATCACCCACGCATACGGGATCCCATTGATGGTCCCGTGCGGCGACGAGTTGTCCTGGCCATCGAGCTGATTGACGGCGATCTGCACGTCGACGGTGTGGGCGCTGGTGTCGACTGAGATCACCTTCACGACCTTGACCGTCGATATGCGCCCCAGGCGCTGCAGGATAGCGAAGTCGATCGGATTGAAGCTGCCGACCGCGTCGGAGGGATCCTGCTGGCCGGCGCCTGGTGTCTGGTCTGCCATCTTATTGCACCGGGACCGGATACTTCGGGTTGTAGCAGAGGACGGTCGAGAACCATGGACCATCGGGCATCTCGCAGGACAGGCTGTGCGCGAGCCCGTAGACCGCCCACGTCCCGTTGGCCGGCTGGAGACTGCTCTGCACCTGCACCTTGCCGCCGAACGGGATGGACGGGTCGTAGAGCGTCTCAACGCTGATCCCATAAGCGGTATAGGTCGGATATCCCTTCATGTTGCCGTTGGGCGGCGGGGCAATCAGCGGGACCTGGCCGTTGCGCGCGCCGTTGCGCGGCCAGATCGCGAGCACGCCGCCCTCGCCGTGGTTCCAGCTGATGCCAGCCGCCTCGGCGCAGTCTTGCGCCTGGTTCTTCACGGACCCGGAGAAATATGGATTCGACAGCTGGCCCTGCACGCCACTGTTCTCGAACTTCAACCCCATCTGCGTTGCAAAGCTGGACATGATCGTCGCCACATCGGTCGAGCCTTGATAGCTCGTTGGCTTGGTCGTCGTGACTGCCTGCGGCGCCAGTGTGTGCGCGGAGAGGTGGAAGCTGACGTCTGGCGATGCATTGAAGTCACCGTATGCGGCCAGGATGTATCCGGTGAACACCGTGCCTCCGTTTGTGAAGCCGCCTGATCCGTCGTCCTGGCCGGCCTCAAGCACGATCAAATTCTTTGGGACCAGGTTGACCTGCATGCCCAGCGTCGACAGCCGATTCATCGTCGACAATGACAGGCCGTAGACCGTGAGCTCCATCGTCCCGTCGGATGGGCCGCCAGCGTGCAGAATCTCTGCCGACATCCGCAGGTTCTCGATCACGACGGTGTCGGATCCGCCGCTGCTCGAGAACGTCTGCGCCTGACCCTCGATCGTCGCGAGCGTGATCGTCGCCCGCAGTTTGCGGACGGTGATGGAGTCCGTCATGTTGGTACGAGATCCGAAGCTTCAAGGTATACCAGCTGGAAGCGTCCACCGAGCCCAGTGTAGTCCGGATCCGACGGCATCGCGGTGTTCAGCAAATCGAAGAACGAGAAGTCGCCGACGAAGCCAAGGTAAGCGTACCTTATGAGGCGGTTCGCGTTTCGGCAAACGATGCCGGCGACGATCGGGTCAGTCTGGATCGTCGGCACGGTGAGGTCGAAGTAGAGGCCGAACGCCTTCTGGTAGACATTGATCCTGCAGTTCTGGTTGCTGAGCAGCGACGTCAGTGTCTGGCTCGGTACCGGCTGCAGTGGGACAATGAGCATCGCGTGTCACCTCAGAAATCGAAGCCGGTCCCGCGCATGTCGGTAAAGGCTGTGCTCTGGGCCGGCGTGGGAGTGGCCGATTGAATATTGCCGTCGCTGACCTGCGGCGAGGCACTCGGCGACTGCGGCTGCTTGATCGTCATCACCGTCGTCGTGGCCGCGCTGCCTTGCTGCTGCTGCGAGTTGACGAACTGCTGGGCCGCGGTGACCCGGATCTCTTCGCAATAGAGATCGATAACGACCAGGCCGACCCCATTGCGCGCGGTCCTCCGGAGTGACTGATGTACCGGGTTTATGCTCTGATACACCTTCTCGGGCGTCACGGCATCGAATAGATCCGTCGAGTCGATGATCGCGTCGACCGAGTCGATCAGCGCCTGCCGGTCCGCCACTGAGCCGCCCGTGGAGAATTGGAGTCGCACGTCGTAGGGAACCTGCACCTTGTTGTAGGTCGCGAAGGAGCCTTCCTCGACCGGGAAGTTCGAGATCCGCATATCTTGCTTGAACTCGAACGAAACGACATTGTCCGCGGTGACTACATTCTCGCCGTCGAGGAACAGGCCCCATTGGGGGGCGTCTGGCCCGCCGGCGCCCCCCAGGAGCGCCAGCACGTCCGAGGTGACCAGTTGGAGCGCCTCGACGACCACGTCGTCAGCGAGCGCCGGAAGCCCGGGAATCGCCATTCTAGTTTTGTCCGCCGTTGGCCTGCGCGGCGAACGACTGCCCCTTCAGCGTCTGCACGAACTTGCCGGCGATCTTGGCGCCGTCGGCTCCCGACCCGGCGTTGATCGTCACCGGGCCATTGACGTCTATCTTGGTCGTCGTCGTGGTGGTCGAGCCGCCGCCCGCGGCATCCCACGGTCTGGCGCCCTGATTGCCACCGATTCCCTCCCAGTTGCCGATGCCGACCCTGGCAGCGCCGTGGAAGTCCGACCATCCGTGACGCTTCGCCCACTCCATCGCGAACATGATCGTCGCGCGCTCGTTCTTCGGGTCGCTCGGGTCGAGGCCCGTCAGCCGCTGGAACTCGTCGCCGACGGCGTGGCCGCGGCCGCCAGGCGTGACGTGCAGCTGGAAGGCGCCGAACGAGGTGTTGTTGTCGCCGTAGAACTGGCTGAACCCCTCGCTGCGCGCCACCTTCACGGCCTTGTCAGGGTCATTGCCGGCGGCGATCGCCGACTGCCGGATGAACTGCTCCTTCTCGACCGGCGACGCGAAGGCGCCCCCTTCGGTGGACGGAGACGCGCCAGGTGCGGCGCCCGGGAACAACGCCGGCTTGCCCGTGGCGTACTCGCCGGTCTGGAAGATGGCGTCCCACGGCTTGGCCTCGAGGAACGGCTTGCTGAGTTCGTCGGCGAGCGCGGTGATCCTCGACGCCCCCCCGTGCTCGCCGCCGAGAACATTTCGGGCAAGCGATTCCGCTTTGAGCCCCATCTGGCTCATCCGCTTCTCGAGCTCGCCGAAGGCGTCGACGTCCTCGTGGGTCGCCACGCCGATCTTGTTCACGTAGTCGAGGACCTGCTTGACGCCGCCCGGGCCCTTGATGAGCAGGTCGAATAGTGCCGGATCCAGGCCGAGCTTTCTCCCCAATAGGCCAGCCGTCGCCGGGTCGCGATCATGGATCGCCTTGAGGTTGGCGCTGAGGTCCAGAAAACTCTGCTCCACCCCCTTGTTGACATCGATTACCGTCCCGCCCGCGGTGCTGATCGCCCGGAAGTCTGCGACCATCGGCGAGATGATCCCGATCTTCCACCCGGCGAGTGCGTCCGACACCGCGGTGAATGACTGCGCCATGCTGGCAGCGTCACCGCCGAAGATCCGGGCGGCGCCCTGCCACTTCGAGATGGTCGACGCCGAGACCCCGATGTTGCGCTCGAGTCTTCCGAGCGACGCGTTGGAATGGGTCAGCTGCGACGAGAAGTCGATCAGGCCCTTCCCGCCGGTGAAGATCGCGAACAGTTCGATCGCCTGCGTCTTGATCCCGCCGAGCGCGTCCATCGAGCGCTTGGCCTCGTGCTCCATGCCCTTGGCGTTGGCCTCGATCGACTCGAGCGCGTGGTTGGCGGCCTCGACGGCGTCCTGCTGTCCCTTCGTGAAGTTCTTGGCGTCGATTCCTATTTCGACGATCAGGCTGTCGATCAGCGTCGGCATGCGATCAGCCCTTCTTCCCGGCCATCACGCGCCTGTTGTGCGCGTCGACCGCAGCAATCTCGCGCATGTCATAGCAGTCTTCCAGCGAGTAGACGGTCGCGAGCTCGTGCAGCGTCGCCATCCTCATCGCCACCAAATCGCCGATCAGGGAGGTGACGTTTGCGTAGTCGACGAGTCCGGCTGTCTCGCTGAGACCGCTGCCGCCGCCAAAATCGACGCGAGCTCTTGAAAGGTAAAACCCATGTGAAGCTCTACAAGCTCCTTCCGGAGTCGGTAAAGCGTCGAGATTTCCCAGATGTCTCCGTCGCCGCCGAGCGGCCGAATGAAGTCCGGCGACTCCTGGATCTTGATGCACGGTAGCATCTCGTCCATCAGCGCATCGACAGCTGGCATATCGCCACCAGCCAGCGCCTGCAGTCCGAGCAGATAAAGCCCGAGGAAACCCAATTTTCCGAACTCCTCGCGGACGTTGAGCTCCTGCCGGCTCATCGCGCCGATCGCGTGCCGGGCCCACCGCTCGGCTTTGAGCGCAGGCATCTCCTCGATATAGTAGCGCTTCCCCGCGTCGCGGTTCGGCGGTTCGCCTTCCTTCGGCTTCTCGATCTCGACGAACTTGTGCTTCAGCACCCTGCCACCTCCGGCTTCGATGCAAGTGGATTACAGAAAACGCCGTCCTGGGTAAAGTGCCTCACGACGGCTGCGAGAACACGCGCGCCCACACTATTCCGAATTTGCGCGGCTGCAGGATCTTCTTCACGTTCGGCGCGGGCGAGTATTCCTTCAGGAACCCGTTGCTCCATGTCCACTTCGTACCGAGGCTCTTGAGCAGCATGTTGCCGTTCGCCGCGAACGTGTCTTGCTGCGAATCCTGCGCCTGCTTCCACGTATCGAACATGAAGCACGATGGCGAGTTGGCCTGCAGCGTGTAGACATACTTCACGGCGTTGAAGACGTAGCCGGCGCTGAGGTGTCCGTCGACGCCCATCAACTCCTCGCACAACGTCAGTGTATCGACGTCAGCGACGTCGTCCACGGAGAACTGCTGGAGCTGCTGCGGCTGGTTGAACACGCCCGGGATCGTGAGCGTGATGACTGCGTTGACCGCGGTGATCGTTGTCATGGTGAGGTTGCCTTTTTGCGGGAATATTTTTCAGAAATATTTCAGATGAGCGTCACGACGCCGAGGTTGATGCTCTGCACCGACCCGCCGTCCGCATAATAGTAGGTGACCTGGCGCGGTCCGCGGCTCGCCCTCAGCGTGGGCGTAGCCGGGACGATCAGCAGGTACCAGCCCTGAGAGCTGATCGTGGGGGCGATGTTCTTGCCGGCAGCCGCATTGACCGCAGCGATCTGGTTCGCCGCAAGAACCGTGCCGGGAACCACGGCTCCGAAGTTTATGGCCGCCGTGATCGGGTCTGCGAGCGATGCCTCGATCAGGGCATCACCTGAGGCCACAAATGGGATCGAATTGACGTTCGCCTGCAGGTTCATGAGCGCCGTCTGCAGCGCGCTCGTGAGCCATACTTCGTTTGCGAAGGTGTCGAGCCAGAGGTACGGCCCGGTGATCATGCCTCTCTGGAAGTCCTGGAAGCCCTGATTGGCCGTCGCGATCGCCGCGTAATAGTTGTAGCTGTTGCCGCGATCGCCGAGAACCTGCGGGTTGCCGCCGAGGTTGATGGCGGTCTGGTTGTCCATCGCCGTCGGCACCATGCCGGCCTGCGATTTGTAGGCGAACGACACACGGCCACCCAGCGCGGTGAAATTAATCGACGCGACGAAGCCGCAGGCCATGGGCCCGATATTGGTGCCGAGTGCGTTGAGGCTGGTCGGGTCGTAGAGCAGGCACGTCCCCGAGTAATTCGCCTGTGTCACCGCGTAACCGAAGCTGGAAGTCGCCGGCACCGCTCCGGCGCCGAGCGCCGCCGGGTCGGGCGCCATATAGATGAACCTGGCTCCGTTGTTCTGCGAGTTCGCCCACGCTGCGAAGGCGAGTTTCTGGGTGAAGCCTGACCCGTTGTCCGGGTCGAAGGTGGTGGTGAACGATGCCCAGTTGTTGGTGAGCGTGCGCACCGAGTTCATGAACGTCGCCGGCACGGCCGCTGCCGATCCCTGCGATATGACTGCGCCGGTCGCCTGGGTGAGCAGAAGCGAAGTGGCCATCGCCCCCGATCCGAAGGTGATCGCGGAGTTGACCCCGGTGGTGCCCGAATTGACGACGAACCCGCCGGACACACTGTCGAAATAGACCGCGGGGAGAAGCGAAGTCAGTGTCGTGGGCGACCCGATGGTCGACGACTGCGTGAGGTTGTACGTCCCCACGCCGCCGGTGCCGGTGCCGAATGACGCGACGAACGTGCTGGCCGTGACGCCGGCGCCGGTGATCTTGTCGCCCACGGCGATTGGCGTTCCGCCGGTCAGCACCGCGGACACGGTCATCACGGTCGTGGCTACCGTCGCGGTGACGGTCCCCTGCGAGGCGCCGGATATTGCGAGATCGGTCTCGATCAGCTGCGCGGCACTCGTGAACGACGTGGCGCTGCTGAGGTTCACCGACGCGGTCGCGAGCACCGAGTCGATCGTGACGCTCAGGGTCCCGCTGAGGGCTTGGAGCTGCGTCAGGGTGAGGGCGGAAATGTTGCCGCCCCTGAGGTAGGCCGAGACTGCGCTGAGGGGATACTGCACAACGAGCATAGCTGCCGGTTTGAGCGTCGACGAATCGAAGCCTCCGAAGTACCCGGTACCGAACCCCACGCCCCCTCCCGCCACGCGCGCCATCACCGAGGTCGGGCCGAAGTAGCTGTTGACCGCAGTGGTTCCCCCGAACGACAGCGCGGTGCCGATCGGCACCCGCGTATCGGTGGTCAGTATGAGGCCGTTGAGGTTGATCGCCGAGCCGCCCGCGGCGAGGACGCCCGGGTTCGTTGCGACGAATAGGTCGGCGCTAATCGTGGTCATGGGCTTTGCGTCCTTCAGTGCGGAGGTTGCGTGACGTCGACGTTCGCCACCGTGAGCACGATCCCGTCGGCGAACTGCATGGGTATGGAGACGATCAGATTGACCTGCATGTGCAGGTCGACCGTCCACCGCGTCTCGTATTCCTTGGCCGCGGTAATGAATGGCACCTGCCGAGGGTCATCTGCATAGAACGGCGACACGCCGAGCGGCTCAAGCTGATCAGCAGCATAGCCGTCCCGGAAGAGGGCGTTCAGGATCGAGGCGTTCTCGGCCGAGTTAGGCCCGTGCACGTCGACCTGCATCACGACCTCGACGTCCTCCTCGACCTGGATTGTTCCGGCCGCCATGGTCTGTGGCGCGCCGATCGACTGGGACGGACTGATGGTGTAGGTCCCGATCCCTCCCGTTCCCGTGCCAGGTGGCGCGACTACCACGGTGTTAACGGCCACACCTACGCCGAAGATGATGCTGCCGATCGAGATTGGCGCGTTGAGGTTCGGGTTGGGATCGAGGGCAGACACCGTCATCAGCGTCCCAGCGATCGCTGCGGTGAACTTCGAGTCCGCCGGCGTCTCGAGGTTGGTCGACAGGCGCGGCCGCGACAGCGGCCACATCTCGGCGAAGTCGCCAAGGAACGATGGGACGCGGTTGACCTGGCCGACTACTGCCGGGATGCCGGTGATCAATGTTATGAAGTCGCCGACCGCAGAGTTGATCTGCGCCTGCGTGATCGAGATGGATGACATCTATTTCCCTAGCGGCCTCGGATATCCCGAACCATGTGGTACGGGCTGGAATGTCATGGGCTCAACGCATTCGCCGCAATAAGTGCGTTTACGATCGCGGTGCCGCCGGGTGCGTTCGTCGCGGTGCACGACTGGAGTTGGCAATAAATGTGAGCACCGTCATGAGTATAACCGACGGCATCCCCAGATTTCCACAGATTGATATTAGGGATCGTAGTGTTTTCTACCTCTGTTCCGACCTCGGCAAAGCTAGTTTGGTTGAGGATAGTCCCCGCGCGAATGATCGTGTTCAAGGCTGCAACTTGTCCGCTTGAGTTATCGGTCTGATTGATGTCGCTCGGCGGTGTCGACGTTAACGTAACTTGTGGCACCATGGTCGACTGGATGACGGTTGCTATCCGACCTCCAGTGCCACGAACGTAATTGCCGTTGGTTAATCCGATGTTGGTTGCGGCAACGGTCGATGATCCACCCGTGTTGACGTCGTTGTCACCGAGTTGATTCCAAAACACATTAATATTTCCACTGTTAGCAAAGTTGATACGATCAACTATATTGACGGTGGTTTCAGTAGTCGCAGCTGCGAGGCCCGTGCGTCCCTGATGCAAGTACCCCCCGATCGTGCTCGGAGTAGTTCTGTTGCTCATCACGGTGTCGAGATAACCGGCCATGTAGCCGATGCCACCGCCGCTTCCGTTGCCATCCACCAATTGGATGTAGCCGCCAACACCTTGGCCGTTACTGTCAGTCATAAGGGCGATGGACCGCTGTGTGTTTGGAACTTCGCAGATCAAGTTGCCGCTGACCATGAACGACATATTGGTGGTAATGGTCCCGCCTCCGGTGGCGTCCGACAAACCGTTCCCCTGCTGCGCCAGATCGCCAATCGCCGAATTTGGAGCGTAATCGGTCAGATATACCAGACCGCCGTTATTGATCGTGATGAAGCTCCTAATCCACACTTGGCCGGCCGGAATCGTGACACCGCTAGCAATGTCCGTCGCGTCGAACAGATCGCCGGCATTAACCGTCATCGTGTTCACGCCGCTCGCAGTGAGATTGACGAATGTCCCAGGTCCGTATTCGATTTGCGTGTGAACGGTGTAAGGATTGGCAAAATTAGCATCGCCGATCGAATAGCCCCAACCGGTATAAACAACACTTGGATTCGCGCATGGATGATTGAGGTACGTCATGCGCCGCGTGTTGAACGTGTTCGCGGTGGCAAACGCGACCGTTGTATTGATCGTCGGGAGATCGTTTCTTGATCCGGCTATTTGGCGGATCGTCGGATAATCAGACGTAATCCCGCTGCGGTAAGCCACAATGGCATTGTAGATGGCGAGATGCTGCGCTGCGGTCAAATGCCCGCAAATAAAACCAAATGCAATGCCGCCGAAAGACCATTCCTGAGATCCGTTGGCTCTGGCCAGGAAATTGATTGCCGCATTGGCCAATGCCGTCGAGGTGGACGTGGTTGTTGCCCCGGCCACTCCCTGCGCGTAAGTCGTGAATCCGGTGGATAATGACCGGTCGAGAGCAAGCAATCCTGCACCGCTGCTCGTGCTCACGCCGGCTGACTGCGTCGTCGAATTCAGTGCGCCAGTCTGCACATTTCCGACCGTGTCGTTGGGTCGTATTTCGGCATAAGCATTGGTGGCATACCCCATGGCCGCACCATGGATGGCCGCTGCCGTGATCGACCATTCTGCGATCATCGCGCTGTTTTGCGTGTAATTGAGTCCAGAGGCGGTCGATGGATTGAGATTCGAACTGATTGATGTTCCGCCCGCAGGATCTCCCGTTATGCCGAGATCGGCGCTGAATATCGCCGGACCTGTTATGGTAGCCCCGTAGCTCGCCTGGATCAGATTGGTCAGCGCGGTCACCTGGTCGCGCGCCTGGAACGCATAGACCGCATCGCACTGCGAATAGATCCCGGCCGTATTCAGCGCCGCGAAGAATGTGTTGTATCTCGCCTTGCGGGCGGTGTTGGGCTGCGTTGCGAGGCGAGCGAAAAAGGCGGTTGCTTGTGGGTTATATACCGGTCCGGTGCTGGCAGCCTTGCCACCCATCCACAGCAGCCGATTGGCCGCCTCAACCGATCCGACGACCATCAGCGCGCATAGCGCCAGTACCACAGCAATGAAAGATCTGCGTCGCACCACTTCTGCGCCCCTCAATTGTTGATGATCGTTCGCAGAAAGTATGAATGCTTCTCGTTGGCGATCGGCGTGTAGGCGCCGATCTCCTCAAGCGCGAATATCGTCATCTGCGAGGCCTGGGATGGAGCCGGCAGTACGGTGCTCAGCATCAGGTTAGATCCCGAGCACTCCGAGAAATATTGGGCCGTCCCGTCGTTGGTCACCTGCCACGCCGAGCACGTCAGGCTGCCGAGGTAGATGTTGGCCGCGAGGTCGGCCGCGTAAGGACCGACGTAGGCGCTGCCATCGACGAGGCTGGTCGTGGTGGGCTTCTGGGAATAGAGCCACAGCGTCGAAGTCCCCGGCTTGTTCGTCCCGTTCGAGTAGATCAACGCCTTGATCACCACGAGTTGGCCAGACTGGGTGCCGCCAAGGATGATCGGTGATGCTACCGCGCTGCCGCTGGTATTGGTCGCGAAAAGCTGGTTTCCCGTGTAGGGCGTCGCAGAGTTCGAGTGCGTGGTGCTGCCGGTCCCGTTATATGCGAGCTGCGCCGCAGAAGGCGCGACCGCACACAGCACCGCAAATGCGGCGACGAGCGCCGAGGCGATGATCTTCCTCATCTGGTCCATGCAAGCATCCAGTTCATTTTAACGGAAACGTTAAGGCGGCAACTTCCGCGCTACGGCAGGTCGTCGGTTAGGACCACGGCGACCTTGCACCAAGTGTTGGCGCCCCACTGCTCGAGCGACGCCAGGATCTTCCAGGTATTGCCCTCGGGCAGCGTGTTGGCGGCGAACACCACCAGGTCGCCGCCCGTCTGCTTCACGCGCAGGATCGCGTGCGCGGCTCCGTTCATGAAGATGACGCGTTCGGCGCCCTGGATGTTCAGCGCATCGAGCTGCCTGACGTCGCCGGTGGTCAGCGGCTGAACCTGGGCGATGATCGGCAGCGGCGCAGCATAGCTCGGGACCGGCACGTGGTTGACCATCGAGAACCCGGTGCTGACCAGAAGCGACGCCGGGAAGTTGGGGTTAACCCTCCGGGTCACGCTGTTGACGGCCGCGTTAAGGTTCAGTGGCATCAGCGGTAGAACCTCCTGGCCCGCCGCTCGGCAACGCGCTCGGCGCGCAGTACGCGCAGATCACGGGTCGTCCCCTGGCGCGGGATGATCGGCTTGACGCCGAGCAGCGCGTCAGCCTCGTCGCGGTCCTTCCGGATCGTCTTGGCGCTCTCAATCAGAATGCCGCGCGCCAAACTCTTGTCCAACTCCGGATTCAGCGGGTCGAAGTTGATGAAGGGCCTGATCTGTTCGGGGTACTTCTTGCGCTCGGCTTCCTCGGCCGACCTGAGGTCGGTCAGCACGGCCAGCGCCGACCAGCGGACCGGAGACTCATAGATGGCGAGGCGAACCAGCGGACCGAGCTGCTCAAGAGCCGCCATCTCGTCGTCCACCGTCCCGATCGCTGCTCGGACGACGTGTCCCCCGTCATTGGTGCTTCGCATGGCTGTATGGCCCTCCTGCTGGCGCGCGTCATAGCATCGCGCGCCGCATGGGTCATCAATTCATCGCGTTGATTCCGAGGAAGTTCAAGACGATGTTGGCCGTCGCCGCTGCGTTGCCAGTGACCGCGATCAGGATCGCAGCGTTTTCCGGAGCGGTTAGGAGCGACGGCGCCGTCAGCGCGCCGACCACCGAACCGGACTGAGCCACTTCATGGAGCGCGATCTGGGTGTTCGATGCAGCAGCGCCGTACTTGAAGACATTCGCGGCGAGCTGCCAACCTCCCAGAGAGTTCGCGGTGCTGTCGGTGAACGAGGCGATCGCCGTCCCGCCCGTGACCGTCGACCCGACGACGGCGGTCGTCGCGCCCCAGATCAGCTTCACCAATTTCGCCGTGGCAGCGTTCGTCATCGAACCCATGGCGGCGATGTTGATCCCACGCCCAAGGACATCAAAAGAACTGAGCTGCAGGGAGAAGACGGCCAGCACGCTGTCGACGCCGGTAGCGCCCGGGTTGATGCCGGCCGAGCTGACCTGTCGGTTGATGTTGCCCTCTGCCGCCATCAGGGCAGCGCCGAGGCCGAACTGCGTCACCTCGGTGGATGGGTTCGTCCCGCCCCCGGCGTAGTTCGCTCCGCTGAACACCCACGCCGCCGCGCCGGCCGCGTTCGAGACGCATTCCCATTCCCGCTTGAAGCCGGCCGCATTGTTGAACCAGATCGCGCCGACCGCGATTCCCTGCGTGATGTCGTCGGTCACAAGCGGATCTCGCGTCGCTACCAGAGTCGTACCGACCCCGCCGACCAGGAACGGAACCTTGACGTCGCCGATGCGGGTATCCCATAGCGTGTTGGCCATCTCGTAGAACTCCTTGTCCGGGGGGGTTAAACTCTCGGCGGAAGCGTGGTCTTGCCGCCGTCGATCTCATAGCCGACGCTGTTCACCAGATGGCCGCTCTCGATCAACACCTTGTCCGACGCGCCATAGTTGGTTTTGCCGGCCGCCACTCGCGCGCGCGCCTCTTCGACCGTCTTGCGGGTCACGACGAGGGACTGGTCGTGCGACTTCATCCCTCGAAGCATCACGGTGACCGGACTCAAGGCCGGGGCATTAGTGTCGATGATCGATTCCTGCAGCTGCCCACCGATGCCATTGCCGAGGCGGTTCAGCGTGCGCGGGATGTCGTAGTTCGTCTCGCGGAGCTGCGTCGCGATCGCCGCCGGCCACCCCGGGCTCTTGGCCGAGATCATCGTGCGGAAGTACGGCCGCGGCGGGATGCCGACACGTGGCGCGCCAAACTCCTGGATGGCCGCCACCATCGGCACGCTGGTCCCATCCGGATAGGTCGCGTTCTCCAGGAACCCGACCCGGACGGTGCCCGGTTGCGATAGCTTGGCCGCCATCTTGGTGAGTACCGCCCGAAAGGTATAGCCGCCGCTCATCTTGGCCATATGGTCTCAGGCCGTCTGCGCGCCCTGGTGGTCGACCGCATTCCCCGGCCCCACTTCCGGGGCCCGTTCCTCGACATGCTCACCAGCGGCCACCGCTGCCTCACGGTTGGCCTTCCTGGCCTCTTCGGCCGCGATCTGGCTCTGGACCCACGCGAAGGTCGGCTGAAACGCAGTGACGATCTGGTTGAACTCGGCCACGACGCCCTGGGCGTCCATGACGGCTTTGCGGATCAGCGGCAGCGTCTGCTCGACCTCGGCCTTGAAAGCGAGGAGATCGCGGAAAACGTCCGGCTGATCCGCGGCGGCCGCGCTGGTGCTGGTTTCGTCCATCTTCGCCTCGCCGTCGGCAGCGGGAGAGAAGTCTTTGAAGACGAACTGCTCAAGGGCCGTGATCCGATTGTGGTATTTCTTTACGACTGCATCGAGGTCCATCGCTTCAGTTCCCTTCCGTCTCGGGAGGCGATTCCTCGTCCTCCGCGGTTATGCCGAGGTTCTCGGCGAGTTGCTTGTTCTGTCCGACCCACATGGCGAAGAACGCCTTGTCGATGCCGGGGTTGTGGCCGGCCCGGAGCTCGACCGCGTCTGGCATGTCCTTCGAGGAGGCTGACCGCAGGCGGCCTTGGAAAGCGCGGCCGCCGCCATCATCGGGCACGACCATGTGAAGGTGGAGCATCAGGGACCTCGCGGCCCCGTTGTAGACGTTGACTTTCGCCCGCTTCTCTTCAGCCATGGTCAAAACCTCCTGAACGATCCGAAGCCAGTGCCGATGCCATTGCCGAAGCGCGACCTGCTGCGAACATATTTCGGAAACGACCGGTAGGCCGCCGTAGCCTGCCAGAAGGCCGCGCCGTAGGGCGTCTGGTCAAACCACTGGCTGTTGTTCGTCGACGCATATTCGAGCGCCAGCGTGACCGAACCCTGCGTCGCGCTGCTGGCGCGACCTACAAGGCCATTGGGATCGTTGCCATCGGGCCCGCTGAACAGTTGGCAGAGGTGCGCCGTCAGCATGTACATAAGCTGCGTTTGCAGCCCGACGTCCTTGACGCGCCCGGTTCCGTCATTGCGCAGCCACACCTCGCCGGCGAGCGCGAAGTACGCCTGCACGGTGGCGTCCGGAGGCGCGGTGGCGAACGCCGCATACGCCGTCCGGAAGTCCGCCAGAACAAGCGTCGCAGTCGCGCCGCCCATCCTACGCGACCCTATCCTTCGACCGGTCGGTGTCCGGCTCGATGTCGGTCAGGTTCATGTGGTTCGGCTGCTCGGCCCGCACATCGCCATCCGGGTTCATCGGCTCGAGGCCGCACATCACCTTCTCGTGCTCGCGCGCCCGCGCGGCGGCGCTGGCCTGGTCGCTGTAGGCGAATATGAGCCCCTCGACCAACGGGGTAAACTGGCTGTTCTGGTCTTTCCACTTTTCCCAGAAACGTCGGTCGACCTCGGTCAGCCCGAAGTCCCCGATGATCGAATAGTTTGGCACCTTGCCGAACGGCACGGCGTAACCCTTGAGGCGCACCTGGCCACCCACCCGCATGTGCTGCTTCACCATGCGGATGCCGCCGCCGAGAACCTTCTGTTCGGTTTCAATGCTCTCGGTCAACTGCATCACGATCCCCTTTGGCAGTTTGCACGCGACCCACACGGTCGATGACGTTTCCTTCGGGGTGTGCACCGCCGGCGAGGCCGGGTCGGTGGTGTGGTCGAGGTCGGCCGATACTTTCGCCGCGGCCCGGCGTGACTTGGCTACTTTGGTGGTCATGGTGGTCCTGTCGTTTTGGGGTTGGCGCTGCGTGGTCTTACGCCCACCCGCAGCTTTTGGCGATGGCCTTGTCGGTCTAGATGCCGAGCATGCTCGCGACGGCGAAAGTCTGCCGAAGCACGGTCCCCATGCTGCCGCCGGTGATCTTCTGTTTCCAAGAAGACAGGTCGGGGATGAGGCGGTGGGTCCGCATCTTTTCGTTGAATGCGCAGAACCCGGTCTGCTGGCCGCGCACGCTGGTGCAGATCAGCTGCATGAAGTTGCCGCCGAGCACGCCCTGGGGGTTCGCGGTGGACTGCGCCTGATACTGGATCGCGTCGACGATGCGAAGGTTCGGGATCTGCTTCAGCAGGTCGCTAACGTTCACGTCGAACGAGTTGGTCGCAGTGATCGCGAACTTCGATGTCGGCGCCAGTGCCAGGACGAACGGGGATTCCTGGTTGATGTTGCCGCCCGACTGCACGATCAACTGGATTACCAGCGACTGGATGTCCAGGTAGATCTCGTTCGGCGTCGCCGTGATGACGCCGTTCGTGATCCACAGGTTGTTGCCGAACGATTTCGGCCCTGGGATGAGCGATGCGGTCAGGTTCGGGTCGTTGAGAAGGCCGTAGTTCTGCAGCCCCTTGACGCCAAAGAAGTAGATCTGGTTCTGGTAGCGGTTGAGCGCCCACGCGGCCGCCGCGTTGAGCTCGCTGACCCAGTTGATCTTCGCCAGGCCGGCGACGGCCAGTTCCTTCTCGCCGTAGCCAAGGATGGTCTGGAACAGGTACGGCTGCCTCTGGGGAAATCCGATGTTGGTGCTGACCATCCCGCTGGTCGAATAATCGTCGTAGCTCGAGACCTGGCCGGTATGCTCGGCGACCGGGAAGATGACGGTCGACAGCGTCCAGTCGCCCTTCTTGACCTCGCCGAGGATCTCCGCCGCTTTCAGGGGCGAGAACAGGATCTCGTAGATCGTCGGGTCGATCATGGTCGACAGCATTACGGGGATGCCGGTGTTCTGCGTGGTGGTCAGCAGCGGCTGGGCGTCCTGCGCCATGTAGGGCGCCAGGCCCTGGTCCATGGCGAGGTCCCAGTCGTGCTTCCACCCCTCGGGGATGTACATGCGGGCGTTCTCGAACAACGCTCCGTTCTTCTCGTAGCGCGGCTTGTCGGCCATGAACTGAGAGCGCGCTTCCTGTACGTTCGTGCTGAACATCGGTGTGTGCCTTTCAAAACAAAAAAGGCGCTCACGAGGAGGCGCCCTTGGGGGTTGGTGATGGGTGGTGGTGCTGGTGATCGCGGAAGTAGAGGCCGCGAGCCTCTACGCCGTTACGGGATGTCGGTGATCTTGACGAGCTCGCCGACCGCGGCGGCGTTGCGCGCGGTCCACTTCGTGGCAAAGTTCGCAGCCGCGGTGATAGTCGTCGACGTGACCGTCTGGGTCGGATCGACGACATAGGTGCCCGCTCCACCAGTGGTGCCGGTGAGCTGCTGATAGAGGGTCGTGGTGACGGTGATGCCGGTGCCGGTCAGGGTCTGCCCCGCATTGAACGTGCCGGTGATGGTGCCGCCGGCTGTGAATACCCCATAGGTGCCGCTCACCGCAGTCGATGCGGCGGACTGCTCGGGAATGCTCAGCGTGTAACGGCCGAGGCCATTCAGCGCCTCGCCGGCCAAGAGCGGCGTGAGCTGGCTCACGATCTTGCTGCCGGTCGAGATGCCGGTGCCGCTGATCGTGGCGCCAGGATAGATGTTGCCGGTCAGGCCCGATGCGGCCGTAAGGATGTCGCCGGCGACCGAGCCGGTGACCGAGAATGTGGCCGCAGCGATCGACGACGCCGTGCCGGAAGCAGTCAGAGCAGCGAACGAGACCGATCCATCGGCGAAGTTGGCGTAAGCCGTCTGACCGAATGCAACGGCAGCCGTCCCGTTGTTCTTCACCCAAAGATCTACCTTGTTGTAGACCGCGATCTGGAAGCCGCTCTGGATGTAGAACACGGACTCGGCGAGATACTGCGTGATGATGCCCTGCTGCTTGCGCGAGACCAGGCCGGCGGGCTGGCCGGAGCCGAACGTGTTGACGGTGCCAGGCGCGTTGACGTCGTCGGTCGACTGGTAGGTCACCCACGCGAAGCGGCCGACGACCGCGCCGGGGACAGAGACACCGGCGATTACGCCGGCGCCCGAGATCAGGGCGCCCTCGCCCGCCATCACGGTGCCGCGCGGATTGTACGACGCGAAGTCGCCCTCGATGCCAGGCGCTTGCGTGGTGTTGACCTGGGACTGGATGTTCGTCATCTAAATTTCTCCTGTGGGTTGGTTTGCTAGGGAGGGGTTGCGCGAAGACCCCTCCCCGCGTCGCGAGGAGGAGGCCGCCTTGATGTTTACGCGCTGCCGATGCGGTCGAGGTTCTTGGCGATGTTGGGAAGACGCTTGGCGAAGTCGGCCTTGCTGCCGGCGCCGCCGCTGCTATCCATCGCGATCGTGGTGTTGCGCTTGCCGCTGTCGGGGGACGACAGATTGTCGAACATGAACTTCAGCGCGTCGGCCTTCACGCCGGCGAGCGGCTTGGTGTCCTTGCCCGCTGCCTGGATGGCGTGGAGATAGACGCCCTCGACGCTGTCGAATGCCATGCTTGAGAGTTCGCCCACTCGGGGTCGGACGTGATCCTTGGCAGCGTAGATCGCCTGCTGGAGCTCGCGCTCCTGCTTGATAGCTGCCTGCACCTTCTTGTCGGTCGCTGCGTCCATGGCCTTCTTGTCCTCCTTCTCAGCCTCATCCTTGGCCTTCTTGTCGCGCGCGCCGGCGCTGGGCTTCTCGTCCTTCGCCTTCTTGTCCTTGGCCTTCTTGTCTTTCGAGAATTCCAGCTTTTTCTTATCTTCGTCATCCGGATCGCCGTCTTCAGCGGTCTCCTCGACGTCCTCATCCTCGGCGGATTCGGACTCGTTGTCCTCGTCCTCTTCGTTCTTGTCCTCGTCCTCGGCCGTCTTCTCCTTGTCCTTCGGCGGCCATTCGTCTTCCGCCTTGGGCATTCCGCCTTCGATCATGTCGAGCACCGCGTCGAGGCCTGCCTTGATGCTGCCATCCTGGGCGAACTTCGGCTGCAGTTTGCCCTTGACGAGCTCCCGCACGTAAGCGGCCAGGACCGGCCGCTTCGCCTTCCAATTGCTCGCGCGGATGTTGCGCAGTCCCTTCGTCAGATCGATGCTCGCGTCCATCGCAAGCATGGGCTGCAGGTGCGCCATCAGCGCGCCATAGGCGATGCTGGCGGTAGAGGACATCAGAACTCTTTTGGTCATGGTAAAAGCCTCCTTCGGGATGAGTGGGTTTTTGGAATCGCCTACAACTACGTCCGGACCAGCCCTACCGTCGGAAACCAGGGCGACGTGATTTCCAACGATGTCTCGCATCACTCCGTCATAGCGAGTGCCGTTATAGGAGCCTGGAGTCATGTCGGCGCGGTAGCGGTACGCGCTCGATAGCTCTTTCTTCTTCTCGCTCTTAACCGCCTTGATGCCTTTGTCGGCCCAAATGACGAGGCTGTTCTTCAGGTAGGTCCCGTCGAACTCTGCGTCCGTTCCGGTCGAGCCGATCACGTGCTCGGGCTTGTGGTCCGCAGCACTAACCGGGACGTGCTCATCGAGCACCGGTTTGTTGTTGAACGTGCTGGCCGCCTTCTTGAGCTCATCCGGGTCCCGAAACAGGTAGTAAATCTTGTCGGCCGTGAGCCCCAGCGTCTTCCACTGTGGGATCTCGTCGCCGCGGTACGGGTTGACCGCGGCCTTGCTGATATTGCTGACCTCGACGTGCAGGTGGCCGTCGGGGCTCTCGGTCCGGTTCCCCTTCGCAGGCGCAGCATAGTCGAACGCCAGGCCGTGCCGGTCGATCATCAGGCCGAACGGCGCCCGGTCGAGCGCCAGCAGCTCGTCCATAGCGCCCATCCCGGGCTTCATGGGCGCGTGCGTCATGGCGGCGACGCCCGAACCCCCACACGCCGAGCACATGTCACCGTGGACGTTCCCAGCCCCGCCGCAGGCCCCACAGAGGCCGTCCTGGGCGTGCTTGAGCTTCTTGGCGCTCCCGACGATCGGCGGGAACCCGGAGTTGGCCGCGGTGGTAGCCTGGACCTGGTCCTGCGCGTGCCGAGGTTTCTTGCCGGTGCTCTTGATCCCGCGGATGCGAAATGCGCCGTCCCCGTCGATGAAGAACTTCTTCTCGTGGTCTGAATCACCGGGGTCGACCACCACGTCGAATGAGTGCCCGATCGACGAGGTCTCCTGCAGGTGCGCCAGCAGGCGCTTGAGCTGGTTCTCGTCGTCGTCGAGGTCGATGACGATCTGCTCGTCCTTGGCGATCTCCTCGCCGCGCGCCCAGCCCGCGAAGTTCTTGTGCAGCGTCGCCCAGTCCTCTTCACTCATGTCGTCGGTGGCGCCGAGGTCCGTGCTCAGGCGCTCCTTGACCGCGGGGTGGATCGGCGACGGCAGTTCGTGCAGCCCGAACCAGCCGGCGCCGGTGTGCTCGTTGTTCAGCTTCGGCGAGAACTTCTCGGCGACCGGCTTCGCGAAGGTGTGGAACGTCTTGCCCGTGGGGGTCGACCGACGATCCATCAGCCGCTTCGGCCCCTGCGGCGAGGTGTTGCCGAGCTCCTCGGCGTTCTCCCGATCGGCCGCCTCCTCGGCGCTCTCGCCCGGATCCCCATTGCCGCCCGGGAGCGACCAGTGGCCCGCGAAGTTCTCCTCCTTGGCTGACCTGCGCAGCAGCAGGACGTGCCCGTCCGGGGCGACGTGCACCGTGCCGGCGACTATAGCTCCCTTGGGCAGCACTCGCGCGTCAGGCATCTCGCCGTTTTCGTCGGCCGCGACGAACTCCTCGCCCACGGCCTTCGGGATCCCTAGGCGCGACTTTCCCTCCGCGGCGGCATACATCGCGCGCTTTTGCCGTGGTGTTTTGGCTGGCATGGTGTCAGCGCATCTCGCCGCTGGTGATGAAACCATGCCAGAGGCCGCCGGCGCTCCCGTCGATCGACGGCATCACGGTCAGCGTCGCGAAATCCGCCGCTTCGATCCCGCCGGCGATCGACCACGCGATGCCGGGCTTGCAGCTCTGGACGTGGTCGGTGTCGAATAGCTCCCACTGGTCCCGAGTCGACGGCGAGGGGATGGCGAAGCAGCTCTGGCGCCACTTCGGGTCAGCGGGGCTCACGAAGGTGAAGCCGACGCGCCGGCCGTCCTTCATGATCCACTTCGGGTCGAGGTCGAGAAGCTTCATAAGGGCCACCTCTCAAAAGAAAAAGGCCCCAGTTTCCTGAGGCCTTTCCTCGTCTGGCAGACTTTGTCGCCAGACCTTCATTGAGGGCATTCGCCCTCCTGAAAATGTACGCTCCCTCATTATCGCTCGCGAAGCGATGTCCCTGGAACGTTACTCGGCGGGACCGACGACCCAGGCTGCAGGCTCTGGTAGGGAGAATTCTATAGTTGGCGGATCCTGAGAAATCAATCGTTGGCGTCACGAACACCGAAGGCTACCCGCTTCAGGCAGGTCGACTGCCGATTTAACGACCACTCCGACCTCTGGATCCGGACCCTCTATGCCGTCTAGCCGGGCGTCCCCGGCCGCTCAACTTATCCCTTTGGCTGTGGAATATCTTCTTCAGGAACCGCTTCTTCCTTGACCTCGAACGACGCGATTGCCGGGTGGAAGAGGTGAAACGAATATTCGCCGGACGGATTCGGCGATCCCTCATAATTGCCCTCGACGACGATGGTCTCCGACCTGTCGCCCTCGGCATCCACTTGCACGACTTTGGCGCGGTAGCGACCGTTGACATGGATCTTCACGGTGGTGGTCATGGAAAGATTCCCCTTGGGTTGAGAGCTACGCGTCGCCGCGCTTCAGCATCTCGGCTACTTGGCCCACAGTGAGGTCCTCGTCAAGGGGTCCCACGCAGTCGTCGCATGGCTTCTGCGCCTTGCGATACTTGTTGCGCGCACAGCCCTTGCCCTCGCCCCTGCACGCCCAAAGCCGAAACTCGCCGCTGGTGTGCTTCGCCAGGACCAAGCTGAGATCAGCCATCACCCGACCTCGAACGTGACCGTGATGCAGGTCTCGCGCCCGCCGTGCTTCGCGGCGATCTCGCGCATCGCCGCATTCCGCGGATGCGTGCCGAGCATGATCCTCGGCGCCTTGATCTCCGCGGCCTTCTCGACCGCCGCGGCGAACAGCGCCGTGTATACGCCGCGCCCCCTGAACTCGGGGATGGTGTAGGCCTGCAGCAGGAACACGGTCTTGGTGTGCTCCAGGAAGTCGTAGGTCAGCACTCCGACCGGGATCTTCTCCTGGCCGTTCCGCGCGATCGCGATGAAGGCCTTGAAGTTCCACCCCATATTCAGTACGCCGCCGGGCTCCCCGAGCCCGCGTTCGTCGACGTCGAGCCATCCCATCACCGAGAGCCGTGCCGCGGGCGTGCCGTTCAACCCGTCGACGTGCTGGATCTCGATGTTCGTCATAGTTGGTCACTCAAGAATACGGCCAGGACCGTCTCGCCGATACGATCCACCCGGCAATATCCCTCGCTCGCCAGTCGCTCGATCATTCTCGAGTCGACAGAAGAGAATGCAGAATGGCTGCTGTAGAGGCGACCGTCTTCGTGCCGCATCAACTCGCCGTACTTCTTGAGGATAGCGATCGCGTTTTTGTCCTGGCCGCTTAGCTTGCTCACGGCTGCTTCGGCCGCAGCACGATCTCGTAGCCGAGCGTCTCGGCTAACCTCGCGAGCGTGCGAAGCGTCGGGCTTCGCTTGCCGAGCTCGACGTCGATCAGGCTCGTTCTGCCGAGGCCGGAACGCCGTGACAACTCGTCGAGCGTGAAACCCCATGCCCTGCGAACGCTGCGCAGCTCGGTTACGACTTCGTGCGTGCCTTGCTCTGGTAGGAACATCAGGTCCTCGTTCTGGCGACCTCAGGCTCGTCCGTCTTAGCCACCGTCACGCACCTACCACGCTCGATGTAACCGTGCCAGCACCTGCCGCAGTTGACCGAGGGGCTGAAGGTCGGCGCATCCCTGTTGCCGTCCCAGTCCCATTGCGCGCTACCGCCGTTCTTGCCCTGCGGATCCCTCGGCTGGCCGGTCTTGCCGGCGATGATCAGGTTGCCGCAGCGCCTATCGTGCATCGGGCAGTTGAAGCTGAACACCTCCTCCTTGCCCGGCTCCGCGTCCCTGTCGCCGACCTCGAGCAACTTGAAACGAACCTTCGCGTCGCTCACTTACTCAGCTCCTTGGCGATCTGAGTGCAAGCTTCGCGCGCCCTTTTGGCGCGAGAATATGCCGCTCTCATCTCCTCGACGTCTGCGATCGCAGCGAGATGGGTGACCGCCTGCTTGAACGCCTCGTCGAACGCGTCGAGCGCGGTATCGAGTTCGGTGGGGCGATCGCTCACGAGAAGTCCTCGCCCTTGTCGACTGGTATCGGCGGCATGGCCACGATGTCCGATCGGCCATGCCAGCTGTCCGCGCAGAACTGGATCATGCCGTCGGTGATGAAGTAGTGGCAGACCACCTCAACACCAACCACTTCGGCCCCCATGGCGACGAACGTCTGCTTGAAGCTCGGCGTGAACAGCGGCCGCGCGAAGTTGCCGTTGAACTGCCAGCTGTCAGGCAGCGGGTGCAGGCGCTCGCACGCCGGGCACCAGTGATGCCAGCCGCCAACTGAAGCGCGAACGATGAGCGGATCGGCCTGTTTCATGACTTCTTTCTCGCCCATGTGGCAAGCTTGGCTTGTCGGATACGTTCGCAAGTTTCTGGCGATCGCTTCAATCCTCGGCCAGCAATTCCTATTTTTGCCCGGGTCTCTGCCGATAGCACTCTTTTAGGTCTGGCAGCAAGCGCCTCCGGCGAGAACTTAAATCCGGACTTAGCGGTGCTGATCTTCAACCGCACCGATGGATGCTCCATTGCGGACTTCGTCGCTGCACTTATCCTAGACCGCCTCTCAGGAGAGATGGGCTTTCCTCTCAACGCAGCCGATCTCTTTGCATTGGATGCTGGCGTTCGCACCAGAGCGCGACTGGCATCAGCTATCTTAACCAAAGCTTCAGCACCATGGCGGTTTCCAAGCATCGGATTGAAGTCGCCTCCAAGACCGACGTTGTAGCCGAATCTTCGGTCAGTAGTTCGAAATGCAGCAATCGCCTTAATTTCCAGTTCGTGGATGTAATCCATCGAACCGATGACAAGAGTTCGCATTCTAGCTTCGTTGTACTTAGCAATGGCTGCACAAATTGGCCGTTTTAATCTCTTCGCATCCGACAGATGGTCGCGCCATCTAACTTCCGCCGTTCGGCCTGTGATACCGAAATAACGCTTACCATTTGGAAATTCGATGACGTAGAGCAGATAGGACATTGCTAGCTGAAACCTTTGATTACCGAGATGCTGACGCACCTACAATTAATCAAAGTTCCTGGCCAGATCCACTTCTTTTCATGTGGATCGAACCATCCTTTTTTCACGTCAAAAAGCTTCCCGTTGTTCGCGAGGTGGGTCGGCCTAGGCACCTTGCCGCCGCCGCTGTGCCGCCACTTCGCCTGCGTGATGCCGAGCTCGACCTGGCGCACACGGTGCATATTCGCGGAAGCCTTGTTGTTCTGATCTCTGGCGATTAGCGCCGCCCGCCGCTTCGTGATCGGATACCGCGCTTCAAGCTCCTTCGCCAGCGTCCCCAGGTCTCGCCCCGCCGAGACCGACCGCATCACGAGGCCCTCGATGTCCGAGAAATACTCGCTGGCGATCGACCGGATCAGACCGACGTTCTCAGCGGTGGTCGCCTCGACCACATCCCTCATCGCCGGCGTCATCTGGAACTTCACCGAGAAGCCGCCCTGGCGCAGGATCGACCGCATTGACTTGTCCGTGCGCTGCGATACCGCCTTGGCGAAGTAATTTGCCAACTTCGGCGCCGCGGCGTCGATGTTCGCCGTCCACCGGTCCGCCATCTGCCTCACGGCCTTCGACATCACGACCGCCGGCGAATGCCTCATGGCGATCTTGGCCACGTCCAGCGCTGCCTCGCGCGTCTTCCAGGTGCGCACGGCGCCGTCCGAGCGCCTCAGTACGATCCCGTCGACGTAGGCCCGCCATGTGCCGTTCTCCGTCAGCCTCGCGTCGGGCCCGCTCAGGCTCGGCTTTGGCGAGTATCGATCCGCTGGCGCATCGTCCATCGCCATCGCTGGCGGGTTGTTGCGATAGGCAGACTTCAGCCAATAGACGGTCGAGTCGTTCATCTCCTCGATCAGGCGCAGCAGCCGAGCCCTGTACTCGACCTGGATCCCGAGATTGGGGTGCAGCGGACGGAGCTTGATCTCCTTGCCGCGCGAAGGAAGCACTTCGGTAGCTTGGAAAGGAGATCGTGCCATGTACACCTGATTTCTCGATCTGGCGATAGAGCTTGATTAGATCCCTATAGATCTCGGCATCAATGTCGATCGAAACCATCGGTGCTATAGGATCACCGTATTCGGCGATAATTCGCTGTAGGTAACCGAGCCTTGGCCGGATGACCGATATCGACGCCGCGCCGGCGAGGAAAGACCGGCGCGTCATGTCCATAGCGCGACTCCACCGTTCGCGTCTGCTTTTAGCCAGATCACGTCATCACCACGCTCGTCGTGGGTCGTTTCGTGCGTGACACGGATTATGTCCCGATCCTCTTGAGCCCGTAGCCCGATGCGATCCCGTCGAGCGATTTCCCGATCGCAGTCTCGATATCGATCGTGGCGCTCAGGTTGTGGTCGACCAGCCACTGGATGACCCGCTTGCGGAGGCTCGCGTCGTCTTCTGGTGGTGACGCCGTGTTCGCCTCAGCGAAGAGCCTCATCTCGGCCTCAGCCTTGACTGCGTCGGTCACGCTGACCTGCCCGCTCATCAGCATCGCAGCGTTGTAGAGAATGCCGGCGAGGTCCCTCACATCGTTGACATAGTACGATGGAAGGTCGACCGCTCCCTTCAAGGCATGCAGCCTGTTCCGCACATTGCCCAGCAGAAACTCAGCGTATCGCCGGCTGACGGTTGGGCGCCATTCTCCCGCACCATCATTGCGAACTCGTTCCTTCATGGCATCGAGCCGCTTCTCGTAGTCGATATGGTTGAACATTTGATGCTCCCTCAGACGCCTATTCGTCGTCGGGATCCTCTACAACGTTTCCATCCTCGTCGACAATACTAGAAAGCCGTCACCCCTTGCTGCCGTAGCCGGATTCGCCCAAGATCTTGAGCATCTGTGCAGCACCGGCTGGGGATGATGCGACGTTTTTTACCTCTTCAGGAACGGAGTTCCACGCGATTCCCCCGTTCTCCTTGTATTCGGGCTTCCATCCGCTCGACAGAGCCTTGGTTATGACGTTCTCGCGGTGCTTGTAGACCTCATCTTTTTGCTTTGCTGCCTCCTGCCGCTGGGCCGCTTCTTCCGCAGCACGAGCGGCTGACGACATATTCTTCCAGCGATCGAAATCTTTGCGATATTCGGAATGCTGCTTCGAAACATCGTCATGCTCGTTGTTGATGACCTGATCAACTTCTTCGAGCGCAGCCCGCAGTTCGTCTCGAAGATTTCCTATTTCCTCCCGCAGAGCTTCTTCGGCATCCACGATATCGCTCTCGACTTCTTCGGCGTCGATGTCCTCGTCCGAGATCCTATCGCCATCTTCATCCAACCCGTGAATGAGATGATGCAAATTATCGGATGTCGAATTTAGCTCTTCGAAGCGACCGGATATATCCTGCACAATGCGGCTGATCTCGCCAGATTGGATGTGCGATAGACCAAATTCTTCGAGACTTAGCTTCTTGAAAGAAGATCCTTCCGGCTTGTCCCCGGCCAAAGCATCCAGCTTGTTGGCAATATCAACGAGATTGTTTCGCACCTTGGCGACAACTGCGGGAGCTTTCTCGTATGCATATTCTTGAGCGTTCTGCTCCGCCTCGAACTCCATCCCCTCGTCTAAGTCCGCGCGATCCTCTGGAGTGACATCCCAGACATCGCTGATTACTCCGTTGAACTCGTCATTCAAATCTACAAGTTTGGAATGGAGCTTCTCGCTTACCTTTGCCGCCTTATCAAGTTTGAGCTCCTTGGCCGACTTCGAGAGCGATTGCGCCCCAGTGGATCCGAATTTTCCGTCCGGCGCGCGCGGGTGGTCGGATTCATTGAACTCATCCCACGCGGTATGAACGAAAGGGATGACGGCATCGTTGGCCCCGCCTCCGTCGTCTTCGCTCTCGCCACCGGCGCCGCCTTGCGCTTTGCCGCCCTTGACGACGAGGCCCTCTTCCTCTTCCTCAGCCAGGTCCGGGAGATGCTCAGGCGGCAGCCCGTTGTAGGGCGAATTTTCATCGGAGACGATAACGCTGCGGACTTCGCCCTGGCCGATCGCGCCGAGGTCGACGTAGATCGTATGCGTCTCGGCCTCGATCTTGCGGACCTCGGCCTGGCCCTTCTCGTCGAGGGACCACAGCGGCTCGAACTCGAATCCGATCGCGGGGTCAACCTCGCCATAAAGGTCGAGCTGAATGAAATTGATGATCGTCTGCAGCTTGTAGCGCCATAGCGACTCCTGCATCGCGTTGACGAAATCATAAAACACCCGCAACTCGCCTTCGCTCGAGGCGTTCAGGCCAGTCGGAGTGATGCCGAGGAGGACGATCAGAGGAAGTCCTGAGACGCTTGAAAGCTGCTCCTGCGACTGCGCCTGCAGCGCGTCGAGCGTTCCAAGAGGCGTCGAGACGTTGAAGAACTCCTCGGTCTCCTTGTCTAAGACCATCGAGCCCATGTTCTGCCGCGTCTCGGCGAACAACTCGATACGGTCGACGACCTCCTCGCCGCCTCCCTGCAGCAGGCTCTGGGCGTTGGTGTAGATCCCGCTGACCGAGAAGCTCTCGATCAGGTCGGTGACGGCCTGGCGCGTGCGAAGCCAGTTGTCGACGTACGGCTTCGCCATCTGCGACAGCGACAACCCACCAAAGGCGTAGGCTGGCTTGAGCAGGTCCGGAACCTCGCGGCCAACGAATGTCAGCAGGCGCGATCGGTGGATCTGCTTCTGCATCGCGAACCAGACATCGGGACGATACCAATCGTCCGCCAACGGGTCGGTCGCGTTGTAGCGCACAGGGTAGCACCACACGGGCTCGATGTGCTTCAGCGCCTTGAACGATCCCTTCTTGAACTTGCGCTTGCTGACGTCATTCGATCCGTCACCGAGGTCGGTGAGCAGCTCGGCCGGATCATCCCCGTCGCCGGTGTCGATGTAGAGGTGGCTCCTGCCCATCCAGCAGTCGTATTCGGCGACGTTCTTGAAGCGGCCGCGGACGTCGAGCTTCTTCATGCGCTCGTTGATCTTGCGCAGCTTGCGCTCACGCGCCTTCTGCTCCGGGCTCGCCTCCACCGGCTTGGGCTTCGGCCGCTGCTTCTGGAGCGCGGCCTCCTCGTCTTCCTCCTGCGGCGCGCGCTCGGCCGCGATCGATATCTTGCTGGTCGGCGCCTTGTCCTGGGCGACCTTCTTGCCGTCGTCGTCCTCGTCCGTGTCGTCCTCGCCCTCGCTGGCGATCGTGAGCCGGATCCACTTCCGGGTCATCTCGGTCGCGAGGCGCTCGCCCATCCTGCGATATTCGGGGCGCAGCGTGAGTTCGGACAGATAGGCATAACCGAGGAACGCCAAGCCTTCGGCAAACGCCGCGCCGAAGCCGCCCGACATGCTCATCGCCGAGCTGAATGAATCGTTTGCCCAACTGGCGAGGTCGCTGTCCATGGCCAGCGCCGGTTCCCTACCGGGCGGCAGGACGCCCGGTGGGGGGTTGTAGGCCTGGAACGGATTGACCGCAGTGATCTGCCCGAAGATCGTATCCCCGCCTCCGCGCTCCATGGCTTGGCGCATACGGCGCCCTCGGATCTTCGCCCGCACACTGGGGTTGATCTTGAGCGCTGTCTTCGGCGCTGGTTGAGCGGGCGCTGACGGCTCAGCTGGCTTGGCAGGCGCTGGCGTCGGCGCGTGGTTGATCACGCCCATCACCGACCTACGGATCAACTCCGAAGCCTCGGTTTGCTTCCTGTAGCGCGTCACGGTCACGCCCGGCGCCCGCCCATGGATGCCACCTTCGCACGAATGTTCTTGCTGATCTTCATCGGCAGCCTCACGTGTGTTCGATGGTAGGCCGCCAGTGCCAACGCCATGACGCAGTCGTCGTGGAATCCTTCCGGCGCCTCATAGCGGACACCGGTCCGGGTATAGACATACTCGAAGCTTTCCAACTCGCGACGAATGTGACCCGGATGATCATGCGGAAGTACGCCGTCGGGCGCATCTGGGAACGAAACCTCGCCCGTATGGATCGCGATCTGAAGTGCCTCCATCAGGATCTGCTTGGACTGCTGGCTGAAGATATAGCCCTCGACTCGCGCTCCTGGCTTCTTCTGCAGTCGTTCGACGACCACGTCGCCAACGCCCGTGCTGTCAGCGAGCGTCGGCGTCGTGCCGATCGACGCGTGGATAAGCGGGTATTGCGCCTCCCACCCGATCTGCATGCGCATGAACTTGCCGAGCCGGCCGTACTGGTCGAGGCCGCAGTCCACCGTCCAGTCCTGCTTTTTAGCGAAGTCCAGCCCGTGCACGATCACGGGCCCGGTCGTCATCGGCTGCACGCACGCGGCGATCGCCCTCAGGCCGAATGGGTTGCCCTGGTCGTCGCTCGGCTCGGCGAGGTACAGCTCCTTGAACACCGCCTCGGGGAGAACCTTGCGAGCGTCCTCGACCTCATCGGCCTCCAGGACGTGCGCAGCAATCGCGTCGATCGCCGTGATCTTGTGGTAACCGAAGTTGGCGTCGTCGCCCTTCTCGGCCTTCCTGGCGAGCTGGTAGAACCAGTTGCGGCGCCCCTTGACGTTGCCGATGATCCTGATCGGGCCGCGGGTGGCCGTCAGCGTCGACCGGACAGCGAACCAGGAATCCTCCTTCGTGCGCGAGGCCTCGTCCATTACCGCCGCATAGACGTCCTCGCCGTAGAGCGAATCCGGCTTGTCGGCCGACTTGAACCAAAGCACCGCGCCGTTGATCAGCGTGATGGTCTTGAGCGTCTGGTTCTCGGTCCGAAGATCGTGCGGGATCGCCCGCAATGCCCGTCGAAAGGCGATGTCTGCTTGCCCGCTTACTGGCGCTATCCACCAATAGTTCCATCCCTCCTGACCATGCAGAGCCTGTTCAAAAAACCAGACAATACATGCACTTGTCTTTCCCGCCTTAGTGGACGCCTCGATCAGTGAATAACGCCGCGAGTCGAAGATCGCGTGCAGCTGCTTCGGATAGAGGTAGGGCCGCTCGTAGTCGAGGATGTACTCCTCGAGGTCCGCGACCGCGCCTATCTTGCCGGTGCCCTCCTGGGCCTCGTTGATCGCCACTCAGTTCAGCTTCGACGGTCCGGCGCCGTTGGTGCCTTTCGCCGGCTTGGTGACCGAGGTGGTGGCCACGACATCGATGTGCCGCGGCGCCGGACGGCCCTGGCCGTCGAAGATCCCCACCGTGAACCGCTTCTTGACCGCGCCGCGCTCGGGCGGAGGCGCCACCACCTGGACAGCGGCCAGCTTGGGGCTCTGGTAAGCCGCCAGATCGGAGGCTGCCTTCAGCGCCAGCTTGGCATACTTCTCGAACATGGGCTCATTCGCCGATTTCGCCCACACCTGCAGCGCCTGCTCGGTCGGCGCCGTCGGCTGGAACTTGGCGGCGACCCCCATGAACAGCACCATGAACTCCTCGAGGACCTCCTTGCCCAGCTTCTTGCCGGACATGGCGGCCTCGTTCATCACGCGCTCGGCAAGGATCTCGCGCTCGATCGTCTTGCGGTACTTCTGGCCCTTCTTGCTCCCGCCCCCGTTACGAGTTCCCGGTTTGGCTCCTCTTGGCATCAGGCACGTCCCCGGATTCTGTAGGATCTGTGAACAAGGGCACGCAGCACGGGTTCAGCTCCTAGACGGCCGGGAGCTCTTGGCGCACCCCAGCAGGACGCAGTCGCCGGGCGTTCGGCACTGATCGAAGCATGCGAAGGGGAAGCCGCCCAGCACCGGGGATCCGTCCTTGGCGCTGAACACGCTCCCGAGGAGCGGGGCGCAGCCTGGCATTGGCGCGTAGAGGTCGAACCGATCCCCTCCCTCAGTCCAATGCCCCTTCCTGCGGCTTCTTTCCGCCATGGCTTCGGCTCCTCGTGAGGGGGCTCCGCCCCCTCCTCGTCATCACCGACCCGTTAGGGGTTTGTCAACCTGTTGGGCCCAATGTGCGCACGGTCACGGCATGTTGCCGGACGATTGCCCAAAAGGATCCCTGATTATGCGGTTGAGTATGCGAGCAAAATGCGCCTGTGGCGCCCCCCGCCTCTACCTCTGCCGGTGCTGCTATGGCGGGTGCATGTGCCCAGCCCATCGCCCGGTCGAGGAAAATGCAACAATTGCTCATAAACCAGTTGATGCGAACCCGAAAGCAGCCTATACCGATAGTTGAGTTTAACCCTGACACCCGGAGGAAAGCCTGATGTCCCCCCCCCTAAAGCAACGCCCCCTCTTCGACTTCCGCTCGATGCTGATTACCATCCCGATCGCCCTGATCGGTGGTCTCACCCTGCTATTCGTCGCGATCGCGCCGATCAACTGGGGTCCGGTCTAATGGACGACGCTACACGGGCAGCGACCCTTAACCGCATCGTCGAGAACAACCGCCGCAAGATGCTCGACGTCATGGAGGGCATCAGCAACCTTCGGCGCCACAACACGCCCGAGACCTCGTTCGCCTTCCGCGCCGCCGTCGTCGAGCTCTACCGCGCCCGGGATCGGGTGTGGGACGCCCAGAACTTCGCTGCAACTCCTCGGATTTAGAGCTTATCGAAGCGCCCGGCATGCCCGGGCGTCACGATGCGCTTACCGCATCATCGACAAGAGGAGGAAAGACCTTGTCAACCGACAGACCGCACCTCGCCGCATTGGCGAATAAATTCTGCGCATGGAAGGCTATGAGTGCACCGGCCACGGTGCAGGCCATCAACAACCAGGAGACCACCACCATGACGAAAGCTGCAGCTGTGAAGAAGACCAAGAACTTAAAGGCCAAGGCCAATACTGCGAACAAATCTCGTGCTGCTGCGAGCTTGGCCACAGGCCGCAAGGGGCAGGTCATTGCGATGCTCAAACGTCCCTCTGGCGCAACTACCGAGGACATCTGCAAGTCGACCGGCATGCTCCCACACAGCGCTCGAGCGTTGATCAGCGGCATCGCCAAGACGGAGAGGGTCGCAACAACCAAAGCAAGCCGCGAGGATCCGACGGTCTATAAGATCGGCTGACCTGATGCACCGAATGAAGAGCCCGGCCTTAGTGCCGGGCTTTTTCATGCCGCGGCTTTGGAGCGGTCCTTGACGACCTGATCGAAGGTCTTCTTCGTTCCTTGCAGCACGGCTTTCTTGTCAGAGAATTTCTCCCACCGTCGCACGGCCAAGTCCACATAGGCCGGGTTCAATTCGACGGCCAGACATACCCTTCCAAGCGTTTCCGCCGAGATGATGGTGGTGCCGCTACCAGCGTAGGGCTCAAACACCAGATCGCCGGCGATTGAGTAAAGCCGGAGCAATCGGGAGATTAACTCCACCGGCTTCGCCCATGGCACCGGCCGCTCCCAATGGCCGCACGAGAACAACTTCGAATAGTCGGCGTGTTCGAGACCATGCTGAGGAGCAATCTTACCGATCAGAACGACATAATCGAGGTCAGACATGAGGTGGTTGTTGTGGTTTGGAACCGAAGCTTGTCGGTGCAGAACTGCAACGTCCCACTTCAACTTCTTTGCTCGAGCAAGATCAAGGTAGTCTGCAAGCAGATCCTTCGATGTGAAGATCACGTTAGCTTCACTGAGCGAGCACAGGTCCGAAACCTTGAAGTCTGCGACTTCGTCGCGCTTCATTTTTGCGGTGTGCGTCATGTCGCTGTAGATTCCACCTCCTCGCGTCTCAGCGCTATAGGGTGGATCTGCTAACATCAACTTCGGACGTTCGGCGAACAGTTTTGCCGTGATCTTTTCGCTACTCGAATCCCCACAGACCAGACGGTGAGAGCCCATCAACCATACGTCGCCGAGCCTTGATACCGCCGGCGCCAGGTCGGGGATGTCGTTCGGGTTGCCGGATCCGCCAGCGCCACCGATGAAGGTAGCCAATCGAACATTGTCAAAACCGGTGAGGTGCAGCGGGTAGTCGAGCTTTGCGAGCGTGGTCAGGCCGATCCGCAGCAAGCCTTTGTCGAAACCGGTCATTGCCGGCAGAGCATTGTCGCTGATAACGATCGCCCACTTCTGCGCCGGCGTCAGGCCTGGGCGAACTATGGTCGGCACCAAAGCCCGCTCTGCTTTGCGTGCGCCGAGCTGACGCCCATGCCCTTTGAGGATCGTGTCGGTCTCGTCAATCAAGATCGGCTGGTCGAATCCGAACTCCAGGATGTTCGTCGCGATTGCGTCGATTTGTTCTGGCGTATGGATCTTCGGATTGTTCGGAAACGGGATGAGATCGTCCACCGGGCGCATCACGATTTCTTCGGCAGTGAACTTGATCTCAGGAGCCGATACATTGGCGCCCGACTGCCTTTTCCTCTTCGAGACCTGCGTCTTCAATCGATCGCCTCCGCGTCCACCGCGTCGCCCTTCATCAGCCTGAGCTTCTTCTGCGCCTCGAACGCGCTCGGATAGTTGCCTAAGGACGGCTTGATGAAGGCGCGAGGCACGTTCGCATAACCAAGTTGCTGGTTGGCGTCGTTGAAGACCATGGTGGCGTCGTATCCCCTGCCTTCGATCACCGCTCGACGCCTGGACCTGTTGCCGGCGCGCGTCCACTCGTGCGGCCAGTGCGTGACGAAGCCGGAGTCGATCAGCACCGCCATGTAGACGGTCATCTCGGAAAACGCCTCAACGTCCTTTTGATGTACGGGATAACTCTTGCGCTTGAAGGCCATGCGCGCCGTCTTCGAAAGAGGTGGAAGGCCGCCTCGCCGCTGCAGCCGCTCCTAAATGTCGCGCCTGTCGGCGAGCGCGCGGGGTATTCCTGTTCAGGTTGCCGGTGCAGTGCCGCTCGCGGGGGCGGCTGCCGGCGCAGTATTGGCCGGGATCGCGGTGCTGAGGGCGGTGTTCACGTGCTTGCTCTCACGGTTGTTGGGGTGCTCCGACCTGCAGCGCTCCATTCGCGCACTCGTCGGCGGATCTTTCGATAGTTGACGACGTCGATCGAATTATCCCTCTCCAAGTCGGCGTCGTGCCTGTCCCTCAGATGGTCCTCGATAAGGTCCATGTGCCGATCGGTGATGTCCAGTAGCATCGTGACGTCGCGCTCAAGCACCGCGACCCGGTCTTCCAGGCGCTTCGACCGGATACCGAATGTCTTGGCGTCGGCGAACCCGCCGACTGACTGCATGTGAGCGATTTGCTTCTGCGCGTAGGCGAGGTCTCTCTCGACCTTCGCCAGGCGATCCTGATCTGACGGCGGTTTCTTCTGGTCGGCCAATCAACCACCTGCTCTTTGCAACGAAGCCCGGAGCGATCCTGCTGGGATCATTCCGGGCTCCGAGGGGGCTCCGATCGCTTCACCTTCGAGGTTCGCGTTTCAGACCTTCGTCGCTATCCAGCGGCTGATGAAGGAGGCGACTCGGGCTAGATCCGCGCCCGCGTTGGATGACAAATTCTGTCAAATCTTGCAATAGGGTTCCACCCTAGGAGACGGATACGAAATACGGGTACGCGGCGGGTACGCGGCGGGTACAAAATTACACATAGGTACTTTTATGTAAAAATACGTATTTTTTTCAATTACTTGAGTTTTTCAAGACTTTCTGCAAAATCGAACTATTATTTTCTCTCCAGCATCGCCAAATATACCGATGATACCATATCACTGATGTCCTCGGTTTCCGGGTTCCAGCGTTCATAAGCCTCGTATCCGGCAATTCGCATCTCCCGAGTAATTTCGAAATCCTTAGGAGAGATCATCACTATTCTCGCTGAAGGTCTGCATTTGTCGGTCTTTGCACGGATCACCCTCCAACTTTTGTTGTTACCCTGTTCCTTTGGAGTAGCCCAACGAACATTCCGTGGATGATATCCACCATCCGGATTTGGAAACCGGTCAAGAGAATGCAGCTCGGAAGGCCTCCTTCCCACGTCTTTGAGAAATATCGGATAGCTCTCCAACCATCGCTTGCATACGGTGATTCCTCTACCACCATAGACATGCCATCCCCGTGTCTTCGGATTGGTACATCGTGAGATCATGGATACCCATGCTTGGTACTCAGGAGTTATTTTCCCGTCGATATATTCTCGATAATTTGCCGGTCGAATGCCTCGTCTAGCATTTTCTGCAAGTCTAGGACCGGCTTTGATTGCTTCGATTTGCCATTCTTCAAGAGGTTTTTCCTTGGCGTCGCTCATCTGTTGCCCTCTCTTACGTGCAGCAGGATCACCTTGGTCGCGGCGTGATCGTCTCCGCTCAGACTCCACAGAACGAGAGCAAGCAGGTGTGGGTCGACGCCGAACATGCGCCAGAAATTCATCTCGTTCATCCGGTGTTGCAGCTCGTGGTGCTGCCTGCATCCCGGCAGCGTCCACCTGTCGTCGGGCTTCTGCTGCCCGCCGGTCGGCTCCTTCCCGTGCAGCAGGCTACCGGTCCGGAGGTGCATGGGGTCGCCGCACCCCGCCGTGGCATCTCCGCGGGCGACGCAGGCCACGCACGGAAGGCGCTTCACGAAGTCGAGATGCGATCGATTCTTGACCGCCGGCGTGCGCACCGGCTTCAGGTTCGACCAGCCGCCCTCTGGAACGATGCGAGAAGCCATCAGTCGCATGCCTTCATCTTGTCGGCGATACCGCCTTTGACGCGAACATAATCGTCCCATTGGATGAACTCGCCATCATGCCAAAATCCCCATTGGCGCTCTTGCCTGAGAACGACAACCAGTGTCCAGCAAGTCCCCCATGGTGTTGAGATCCGGTGTTTATGGGAAGCCGGAAAGGTTCTGAACCAAGGGGCTCGATAGCGCCGCTCGCCTGATGGCGTGGTCTCTAGATACGAGCCCCATAATCCAACGCTGATAAATCGCTTCGGGTGGTCGTGAAGATCCAAGCTCCAATCATCGCCGACGAACTTGTGTAGGTAAATCTTGAACCATCGTGTTCGAAAAATCACCCAACGATAAAGATAGGTCGGGCAGCGATTATGTCCGTTGATCTCTTCTGCTGTACCAAGAATCCTATTGAGTAACTTCATTGATCAGGCCTCCAAAATAGATTTGCACGGCATCGTTACCGACCTCGGATCGTCGGCGCGGCCGGCCGCAGTGACAGCGCAGCGGTAGCCGCACCTGGTGCAGACCGCGACCCAAGTCCCGCAGCACTCGGCCGGGTAGGGCAACTCGACGGTGCACGATTGGAACCTGCCCTTGGACAGGTCGACGTCCACTCCCTCGGGGAAGGCGGCGTTCGACACGCATGAGGCCTTCCTGCCTGTGCTGATGAAGCCGACCTCGAACTCTGGTTTCTTCATGGTGCCCTCCCGTCCCTTATCAATCCCTCGACGATCTTGCGTACCGCCATCTTACGATCTCGATAAAATACCTGCCGATGCACGCCTATCTCGGCGCATTTCCTCGTGACCTTCGCGCCCCACGCTCGCCACAGACCGCCCAAATTCAGGAACATCGCCAGATCTGGATCTTCGTCGCGCAGGTATTGCATGGCCCAAGCCAGGGACTCGTTCATGCGTCGGACCTCGTCACCACCGGGCGGTCCCTTATCGCTGAACAGTCGACGCATCGAATTGCGCAGCGACTTGTTGCCAGCCTGGGCGACCAGGTCCGCCATCGACCGCAGCGGCGCCGGCATGGCGTTGCCGAACTCCCGCGGTCCGGTGGCTCCGACCGCCAGGCGCCCGAGTACTTTGAACGCCTCCTCGATCCTGGCTTCCACCAAGTCCTCGGTCCAGCGATCGCCGGTGATGCTCGCCCGGTCCTCGCGTTCCTTTTTCCGGTCGAGGCGCCGGCGGATTGCCAGGTTCTCATCAATCTCGGTGCTTGAAAATGAGACGTGTCCGGCCACAGCCACCCTGAGCTCCTGCATGCGCTCGTCGACCACGCCGATGGGCGCCTTGAGGTCGTCTGGGAGCGGCGCCATGACGTCGTCGTGGTCCATCTCGGCGCGCTCCCCGGTGCGCGCGTCGATCGGCCAGTCGGTTTCTATCCGGCGAGCCTTCAACCTCACCCGATGCTTCTTGAGAGCCCTGTTCTCATCGATCGACAGCCGCTTGCGCCTCTCGCGCTCGTCCAGAACTATTTTCGTTCCGATGTCGACAGGTTTCTTCGTCGTCGCCATTCCATTCCCCGCGTTCAAAATATGCTCCCGTCGAGCGTAGTGATTGGCCGCCCTGTGGCTTGGTCTATGACCGGACCCTCTTCCTTTTTCTTCTTCGGCTGCGGCGGCCACTGCAAGCCCTTGCCGAACACCTTCCTCCCGGTAGGCCAGACGTAGTGAAGCATCTTCGGCTTAGCCGGGTCCTCGTTGACCGCTTGAGGGTCAGGCATCTCAGCTAAGCCGATCACGTTGTATTTGAGAAGGTCTTCGCGGAACCGCCTGGTTCGAGCCTTGATGCGATTGCGATATTTCTCGGTCGACTCGTCCTGCTCCTGCGGATCCATCTTCTTGTACTCGATCCCAAGCTGGTACCACTGGACTACCGACCGCACACCCGATGGAAGGCCCAGCACCGGCGGTGGCGCCACGCCCCTGTCGTCGATCACCTTAAGAAGCGCGCGGAAGACGTCGACGTTAACGCCCCTGAGGTAGAAACCGTCCGGCTTGACATAGCCTTCCTGGTGCTCGCGAACCTCTCCCTCGACCACCCGCTGCTCGGGCTCGACCGAGACCATCGACGGGATGTCGTCGCCGTCATCATCGACGCCGATCACGACAGGTGCAAGCACGAACTCCCAGGTCATACGGTCGTCGCCTTCTCGCTGTTTGCTGACCTTCACGCGCCTCCGCACACGTCCGTCGTCGTCGCGCTGGTCAACTCCGTGCTTATCCTGCACGCGCTCGACCAGCAGCGCGGTCTCGATGTTGTTGAAGAACTGCTCGTTGCCGCGGTGCTTTCCCTCGGCGTTGGTGTGTCCGATGATCCACAAGGGGGCGCCGGTCTGTTCATTGATAACGGCGTAGTTCGACATGATTCTGTTTAGATCGTCGCTCTTGATCTCGCTTGATCCGCGCGTCGCCGAGTTGTGCGTGTCGATGATGGTCGCGGCGTGGGGAAGGCGAAATCGCTTGGCGATCTCCTTGATCTCGGTGATGAGGCCGGTGACGTTGTCCTCCGTCGCATAGAGATTGGGCGGCCTGGTCAGCCATGCGAACGAGTGGAGATCCTCGTGCTTGATCCCGTGGTGGACCATGTAGGCACGCAACCGATTCTCGAAACCGGTTGATCCTTCGTAGGTCAGATAGATAAATCCTCCTGGCACCACGCGCTTGCCCGCGAATGTTTTGCCGAAGTGACAGTGCATCAGCATGTCGAGCACCTCGAACGTCTTGCCAGACTTGCTCGGCCCCATGATCAGCGTGTTGTCGAACATCGGCACCAGGAACTTGATGCGCCATGGGTAGGCCTTGACCGGAGCGGAGAGGTCGCGCCAATCCCTCGCACCATATCGAGACTTGTAGGGGTCGGGCGCCCACGGCTTGAGGTCGTCAACGATCTCAAGCAGCGCGTCGCGCGTGCCGCCGGCGTTATCGCGCCAGTCCTTCACGTCGCCCTTCACTGGACATGCTGGCCAGACATCGCGGAAATTGAGGGAGCAGACAAGCTCGACATCGACGGCCTTGAGCATCGGCGCCATCTTCGCCACGCGCTCGACACCGGCCCGATCATTGTCGGCTAAGATAACGACGTGGCGGGCGCCGCGGAAGAACTCAGCGCACTGCTCAGTGAAGTGCTTGGCGCCGCCGCTGTTGGTGACCGCGAGCAGGCCCCACTCGCGCAGTACGTCGACCTTTGCCTCGCCCTCCGGGATGAAGATGGTGCGCTGATCATCGCGAGGCTCGGCCAGCTCATCGATCACGGAGTTCGCGTTGTAAAGCCAATGCTCGACGTTGGTGAGTTCGGGGAATGTCCTGATGGTCGTATTGCTCCAGGACTTGCGCTCGTCAGTAGCCCTGAGCCATGCCGTGCCTGTCGAGGTCTTTATGAACTCAAGAGGCCCATCTCGATCGATGACATCGAGGCCGAGGATCCAGTTGCCTCCCGGCGCAGGTCGGCGTTGCAGAAACGTCTTCCATATTTTGCGATCCTTGTTCAGGCGCCACGACCCGTCAGGCATTCGTTCCTGCATCCTGACAACCTGGTAGAGCAGCGTATTCTCCGGATCGATGTAGTCCCAGGTGGCAACTACCTCTTTTTTTCCACGAGCTTCCCGGCCGTCAGTGCCTGCCATACCATCGTCAGCCCGATCGTTTCCAACTCCGTTCGAACCAGACGCATGCACTCCGTTAAGTCTGCTGCCGGACGGTCGCGCATCTTCAGATGCACGAGCCGAAGCAGGAGGGCGTCCAGATCCTCGCGCGAGGGAAACGCCGGCTTTGTCGGCGAGTTGTTCGACTGAATCGACGAAGCTGTAGCCTTCATAGATCTGGAGGAAGTCGAAGATGTCGTGCGGCTTGCCGTCGCCATCTTTGCCGAACTCGCACCAGAATCCTTTCCTGTTGTTGACGGTGAACGACGTGTTGTCCTTGACGACATATTCAGCCCCCTGCCTGATCAACTCAAACTTAGTTCCGACGACGTCGCTCACTTTGATGCGCGCGCGGATCTCGTCGAGTTGATGCGGATCGAACGTCATTTCCACCCCTGGTCACTTTGCGTCGAACTTATGCCGCTCTCGACCAAATGTCCTCCAGCCTTTTCGAGATTGCCTCGAAAATATATCCGCCCTTCGCCAGCCTGGGGTCAGCTTCTCGAGGAGTTCGTGCATCTCCTCCGGCTTCCTGCCGCTCTCGCGGGCGATGCCTGGGACTTCTAGGTGGTCCAGCGTCTCGATCAGGTTGTAGGCCGCTCCGCGAGCCTTGAGCTTGTGGTTCGGACGGCAGGCCACAAGGAACGGTTCGCATACCGACCTAAGTATGTGGCCGGTCCCGACGCGCAGCTTGCCGGACTTGGTTCGCTTCGACCAACAACCTCCGGTCTTGACCTTCAACCCGAACGCGTTCTCGCAGATCAGGTGCTGCGGGCCGATCAGCGGCCACGTCCCCCACATCACCATCACCCCACCGGGCGCGAGCAGCTCGTCGGCGTGGGTGTCGGCGATCTCGTCGAGTGTCATGCAGTCATACTGAGGGGACTTCTTGCGGCCCGACGCGGACCAGGTTTCCCATGGCCACGGGAAGTCGACCTGCACGAGATCGAATGATCCGCGCTCGAGAGGATCGAAAAAGAAGCTCATGCGTCCGTCTTCCTCAGCGCGTAACCCATTTTGGGCACGAGCTTCAGTTCGAGCCCGACGTCGAAGAGCTTGCCGTTGATCGACGGCTCGATATCGCGCAACCACGCTGCGGCATCGATCGGCGGTCGCTCCGGCCTTACGAATGCGGCATCCACTAGCAGGCCGAACGGCACCCATCCCTCGTTGACCTTCAACCGCGACACCACCGCATGCTCCTTCGGGTAGAGCCACACTGACATGCCGTCGTGGGCGAACTCCTTCCTGGGCTCGACACCGTTGACGATCGCGGGTCTCGGCGCCATCGGCGCAGGCGGCGCGGGTCTTTCCTTGACCTGGGACTCACCGTCGTTGCGACCTCCCTTCACTACCATGCCTTCGGTCAGCGGCGGCACAGGCGGCCGTTCGCCGCCCGTCGGCTTGACCGGAGGCATGGGGACTCGACTGGGCTCCTTCGGCAGGACGCCATCGCCGGATTGACCTGCGTCCTTCACTGCGGCGCCTATGGCTACCGCCGGCAAAGGTCGGGGTTGAGGTTGCGTGGCCTTGTTGACGATACGGTTGTCGACCGACTCGACTTCAAGTCCTGCAACGGTCAGCGTCAGGCGTCCATCCTCGTCGCGCCTCAGCCTACCTTTGGTGATGAACGTCGAGACGTCGGGCCCGATGAACTTGCCTTGCAGTCCCGGCCAATACTTCTCAGCAATCCTTTCCGCGACCTGGGCCGTGGTCAGGCCCGCTGGATTGTCCTGAAGGACTTCACGGATCATCGCGAAAGTTGTCTGGATACCCGGCGGACGCGGAGGGTTAGTGCCCTCGGCGCGAGGACTTGGCGCAGTCCTTCGAGCAGGAGGCGACGACTGGACAGGTGCATTAACAGGCTGCGAGCGAGTTGGCAGGACCTCGCGCTTATCGAGGCTAGCCAATAGCTCATCCCTGTAGTCGTCGCGCCCGCGTTGGTATTCTGCGTCAAACAATTCGATCAGAGCCTGGAAGTCCCACATGTCGGAAAGCGTCTCAAATATCCGGTCGTGCCGTCTGTCCCTCGTCTCGCTCATCGGTGCGTCTTCCTTGGTTTGTCCGCTGTGGCCATCGCCTCTAGCTCCTTCTGCTCCAGGTGTTCGACCAGCGCTTTGATGTCCCTCATGACCTGCAGCTCTCGTCTCCAACCGAGCATCATCAACTTCTCGCCGCAGTGCGGACTTGCGCAGCTCACGAGAGCGCCATCCTCGTCCCTGGCTCCGCATGTCGGCTCCCTGCATTCCGAATTTGCTCTGGCGTTGAGTGATGCGAGTCGATCAATCACGAAGCCATAGATTCGATCTCTAGGCCTTTCACTCGGGGATGTCGTCGACATCGTCCAACCTGCGCGATATTTCCAGCATCGAAGAAATTGGCCTGATCTTATCCTCGTCTATTAATTTCGGCTCGACCTGGCCGGTCTCGGTCTTCCAGAGATAGTTCGCGATAAGGACCGCCTCGGCGCGGTCCTGGTCCTTCTTGCGGTTGAGGCATGGCGACAGGGTAGGCCACCGCTGCAGCGCGACCTGGCGGGCCTGCTCCTTCCCGGCAGCGCCTCCCTTGAGGCCGTAGAATCCCTTCCACTTGCCGGGCGTGACCAGCCTGGTCGGGATGTTGAACAGCATCGGGATCGCCTTCAGCACCTTGTACGTCCCGCCGAAGTTGAAGGACGACGTCGCCCCCATCTCGCGGCGCTGGCCAGTTATCTTGTCAGGAATGGCCGGCATCGCGGTGACCCGCTCGATCACGGCGACGTCTGGCTCCATCTGCAGCATCCAGTCGCGCAGCGCGAGCACGTCGATCTCGCGCTGTTTCTCTGCTCCGACCGTCGGCAGGTCGATGATCGCGTCCAACTCCACGGGGATCGCGGCACCGCCGACGAAGAGGCAGCAGGCGCCGTTTATCCCCGGATCGATCCCCAGGATGCGCACTGGACTAATCCCACCTGTCGATCAGGTGACTAGTCCAGGCTCTCCCGTCGTATGCGCGCAGCAGGCGAGGTCGCGATCGAACTGCGCCAGCCTCGTCTCGAATCATCAGGCCGCAGGCCGTCGCTTTGTCCGCGCCCGACAGTTTACCCATCTTCGAGAACTGCTCGATGGAGCCGCGTACAGGATAAACATCCTGGCGCAGGTGTTCCGCGAACAGGGCAAGCGCGCGATTGGCGATATCGACCGCCCCGTCGAGGACTAGGAATGCGCCCCTGCCATGCTGAGGTTGCGGCCGACTGCCCCACAGGTTAGGCGTCGGCGTCACCGCGTTGACCTGCACCCATCCGGGTTTAAGCTTCCACTGCGATGCCGATGAGCCGGTGAGGTAGGTGTACCATCCGACCGTGTTGCGCTCGGCATCGTCGTCCCACTTCAGCAGCGGAGGGGCGTTCTGGTCCTCCGCAGCGGTCAACGCGAAGAACCCATCAGTATGATTTATCGATGCGTCGATGCGCAGCGCGTTGGGCAGCACCTTCTCGCTGAACTTGGACCAGGTCATCGTGATCGGTGGTATGTCGACGCTCGGCGCCGTCACGGCGCTGCGGCCCGGTCGAACCGGCACGCCGTTAAACACACCACTGGGACGCGATCGATCGACGGTGGCACCGGCTGACACCCAGTTTAACTCCAGGTCCTCCAGCATGGCGAACCGCCGCTTGAGAGCCGGCGCGAGGCCCATCTTATCGAACAGCGCCTCGGCCGCGCGCACGTTCCCCTCAGACGGAAGCTCCTGCGGGCGCTGGTAGACGTCCGATCTCGTCTTCTCGCCGTGCTTGCGCTTGATCTCCTCGAACGGGACTCGGTTCTGGATGTCGTCGAGAAGCGGCCCCACGACCGAGGACTTGATATGGCAGTAACCCTCGGGGGCGAGCGCCACTGCACGCATCAGGATGTTGTTGCGGATATGCTGGTTCTGCCGACCCTTGGGCCAGTCGTGCAGCTTCCGCAGCCACCGGACCGGGCCGATGAACTTCTCACTGCGGTCGAGTACACCGGCCTCAAATAGCCGCAGTGCCTCGTCGAGGACCGCCGGCGGGTAGTCCACCATCGCGCGTCTGACCGTCTCGACGTTCTCCTTGGCCGCCGCCATCGCCTGGAATGGCGTGAGCGCGCGGCTACGGTGGACTAAGACGGCCGGCGCCACGACATGCATGTGGCGCCACTCGCCCGTTTCGCGCGTACCCCATACGGCCTCCTTCGTCTTGAACACCCCAGTCACGCGGGCTTCCTTGACCTTCGCCCACAGCATGGCAAAGGCGTCGCGGTAGAAGCTGGGAGCGGCGGCTATGTTCCACATCACCGGCCGGGTCTGGCCCTGCGGCGTGATCGCAACGAGGCCTCCATAGGTCTCGACGAAGCGCCGGCAGCAATGGCAGTTATGGACCTGTCGGAGTTGAGCCTGACCCGGCGCGAGATGGGTCAAATATTCTTCCCAAAGGAAGCGCGCGTCGGTGGTGAATAGCGGGCTATCGCTGTCGGATATCGCGGTGTCGAACGACGCGCGGACGCCGGCTAAGAGTCCGCTGTAGTCGTGCTCATGCCGGG